CACTTCAGGATGGTCAGGTACTACAGGCGTAAGTGGATTTAGTGGCACTTCAGGCACAACCGGTGTAAGTGGATTTAGTGGTACTTCAGGTACTACTGGTGTAAGTGGCTTTAGTGGCACAACTGGTGTTTCTGGAACTACTGGTGTAAGTGGATTTAGTGGCACTTCAGGATGGTCAGGTACCACTGGTGTAAGTGGTTTAAGCGGCACATCGGGTATTAGTGGTTGGAGTGGTGTATCAGGTATCAGTGGAACTTCCGGTACCACAGGGGTGAGTGGATTTAGTGGTATATCAGGTACAAGTGGTATATCAGGTACATCTGGATTCACCGGGGTATCAGGTTGGAGCGGTATATCAGGTATATCAGGTACTACTGGAGTATCCGGAACTTCTGGCTGGAGCGGTATAAGTGGACAATCAGGCACATCAGGATGGTCAGGTGCTACAGGTATATCAGGATGGAGTGGTACAACTGGTATAAGTGGTACTACAGGTGTAAGTGGTAGATCAGGATGGAGTGGCTTTAGTGGCTTTAGTGGTATTAGCGGATTCAGTGGTATTAGCGGATTTAGTGGTATATCAGGAACAACAGGTATTAGTGGATTTAGTGGTACTAGTGGCCGTTCAGGATATTCAGGTCAGTCAGTATTACTTTCGGGCTCTGTTGCTAATTCAACCTTATTACCAACAGGTACTCCGTCAGGTACGTTATATCTCGTATTAAATGCAGGTGGTGGATATAATGCAGGAGACGGAGCTATCTCAGATGGTGCAAATAACTGGACTAACGTAGGACCTATTCAAGGGCCATCTGGATTTAGCGGAGCCTCAGGAAGTTCAGGTGTAAGCGGATGGTCGGGTACTAGTGGAACATCAGGTACTACAGGCGTAAGTGGATTCAGTGGTACTTCAGGCACAACCGGTGTAAGTGGATTTAGTGGTAGATCAGGATTTAGCGGTTCAGGAGTAAGTGGTTGGAGTGGCTTTAGTGGTTGGAGTGGCAGTGGTATAAGTGGATTTAGTGGCACTTCAGGATGGTCAGGTACTACAGGCGTAAGTGGATTTAGTGGCACTTTAGGCACAACCGGTGTAAGTGGATTTAGTGGTACTTCAGGTACTACTGGTGTAAGTGGCTTTAGTGGCACAACTGGTGTTTCTGGAACTACTGGTGTAAGTGGATTTAGTGGCACAACTGGTGTTTCTGGAACTACTGGTGTAAGTGGATTTAGTGGTTCAAGTGGTACTACAGGTGTAAGCGGATTTAGTGGTAGATCAGGATTTAGCGGTTCAGGAGTAAGTGGTTGGAGTGGCTTTAGTGGTTGGAGTGGCTGGTCTGGAACTAGTGGTGCTTCAGGAGCAAGCCCAACTAGTATAAGTAACGGTACAAGTAATGTATCAGTCGCACTGAATAGTATTGTTACCGTTGGTATTAGTGGCATCGCTAATGTAACTTCATTTGGACCTAGTGGTTTAACGATTAACGAATATGTCATGTACTCTGTACAAACAGGTATATCAGCAGCAGGCACAACACAAGGCACAGCCACACCATTAGGAAACATAATGAATATTGTTAATACTGTATCCTCAGGAGCCAATGGAGTTGTGTTGCCAGCAGCTTCAGCAGGTATGATACTATATATTACGAACTCTAGTGCCAACACATTAAATGTATTCCCTGCTAGCGGCGCAGCAATTAATTCTGGAGCAACTAATTCTGCCCTATCACAGGGTCCCGGCGCAACTCTACAATTTATAGCACCAACTACAACACAATGGTACTCAGTTGGTGCTACATATGCATAAGAAAGGTGATATATGGTAACATTAGAATTATTACAAACAATATGCCCTAAAACTAAGAAAACAATCTTAGAAGGGTATGTAGAACCATTAAACACAGTGGGACGATATTATGAAATGTTTGACAATCCTAAACGAATTGCAGGTTTTTTGGCACAAATAGCACATGAGTCAGGTGGTTTCAACGCAACTATCGAAAATTTAAATTACAGTGCTAAAGGACTAATGACGACATTTAGAAAATATTTCCCTACAGAAGAACTAGCAAAACAGTATGAGCGTAAACCGCAAATGATTGCTAATCGAGTATACGCAAACCGTATGAAAAACGGAGATGAAGCTAGCGGAGATGGGTGGAAGTTTCGTGGTCGAGGATTAATACAATTGACCGGGCGTGATAATTATACAAAATTTGCTGCCTCACTTGATATGGATATAGAAAGTACTATTGCATATTTAGAAACACCAAACGGTGCAGTTGCAAGTGCTGGCTGGTTTTGGGACAACAACAAGTTAAACCAATACTGTGATCGTGATGATTTTGTAACATTAACAAAAAGAATTAATGGTGGTACAATTGGATTGGCAGACAGACAACATCATTATCATTTAGCATTGAAACATTTGGGCATACATTAACATGGCGCAACCTATATGGAATACCCCTGCAGGTTCTATAGGCACCTTTCCATCAGAAGTGCCTGTGTTGTTTGCTTTATCTGCTACAGCAGTTTTACCGGCCGTATCACTAACATATGCTATTATTAGTGGTAATCTACCAGCCGGTTTACTAATGAATGAAAATGGTATTATAAATGGAACTCCTTTGTTAGTAACTGGGGAAACCAATTCAACGTTTGTGGTTCGTATTACTGATAATTATGGTAACATACGGGATAGAACATTTAGTATGACTGTAACAGGGTATGCAATCCCTTCATTTACTACATCTCCGGGAACTATATTAAGTACAAACGATAGTGTTTGGGTGAGTACACAAATAGCATATGACAATCCTAGTCCTAATAATCCCGTTACTATAACAGTATTAGAAGGATCATTACCTCCTGGATTAGAAATAAATGAAAATGGATTAATCAGAGGATATGCTGACCCACCTACAGTAACTGTAACAGTTCCTGCAGTATCTACTGCAGCTACTGTCACAGAAACAACCAATATTATAACTTGCTTAAGCACTACCGGGTTTACGGTAGGTCGTCCTGTTACATTTAGCGGTACTGTTATGTTTGGTGGATTAGAAGAAAATGTAACATATTACATAAAATCTGTAATTAACAGCACTAGTTTTACGATAAGTTCTACCCCCAATGGTTCTACATTTATATTAAGCAGTGGTACTGGATTTATGACTATTAATTTACCCGCAATTTCTACGGGTCAACCAACAATAAGAACGTATAATTTCACACTACAACTCAATAGCCCATTAGGAGGAGGAATCGGCACATATTCAATAACCGTAATAAATCAAAATACTCCCGCAAGTCAAGGTGGACCTGGTTTTCCAGCAAATACTAGGGTACCCGCAATATTGAATACACGTCCTGAAACTTTTACTATTAACAACGATAATTCATATTATGGATATTATGTGCTACCACCTAATGATAGTAATTATAACACATATCCACCATCAATTCCAGCATTCATAGGAACAATTCAAAGTGATAATTATTTTGCTTTTAAAATAATAGGTAAAGATTTTGACAATAACGGACTAACATATCAATATGCCGGACTGCCATTAGGTTTAACAGGTGATCCTTCGACAGGTTGGATAACTGGGACACCTTTTATATCTACTGAAGGTATAAATCAATATTCGTTCAGTGCATCAGTGTATAAAACTGCTAACCCATCTATAGCATCTCCGTTTATCAATTTTTCATTTAATTTGGCTAATACCATTACAGGCTTAATCACTTGGGTTACCCCTAACAATTTAGGTACACTTTTCAACGGTACTATAAGTACTAAAAGCGTTTTAGCCACATCTGATGTTTCACTACGTTATAGGGTAACTAGTGGTTTATTACCTCCCAATTTAACATTGTTAGATAGTGGTGAAATAACAGGATATGTTGCCAATCAACCCACATCAGAGCTTTTACCGCTGAATGCAGAAACAACCTTCAAATTTACAATTCAAGCGTACTCTCCTGAGTATCCCATTATTGTTTCAGAAAAAGAATTTACACTTACTATAATTCAAGCCTATACACAACCAACTGACATTTTGTATATCAAAGCAACTCCTAGTATTGCTGATAGAGAAATTATTAATACTTTGTTAAATAACGAAACATTAATACCTTATAATTATCTATATAGACCAAACGATGTTTATTTCGGTAAAGCAACCGAAGTAATTTACGAACACGCATTTGGAATATATGCAAGTGATATTGATGAATATATCGCAGCAGTGACAAAAAATCATTACTGGAGAAATATTACTTTAGGTGAGTTAAAAACAGCACAAGCAAGAGATGAAAATGGTCAAATTATCTATGAAGTTGTTTACAGTCAAGTAATTGACAATTTACAGAATCCCCAAGGAGTCAGTGTAGCTCAAGAAATCACTTGGCCAAGACCGATTAATTTGTTTTTAGGTCCATGGTATACGAGTGTAACCAATATCTATACAAGTTATGAAGACATATTAGGACAAGAATATTATACTAGTTTATCTTCTGGCTTTGTAAGACAACTATATCCTAACAGTCTATTCAATATGCGTAAAAGAGTAGGTCAAGTATTGGGGCAAGAGTTTGATAGTACACTATTACCAAAATGGATGACTAGCCAACAAGAAAACGGTAGTACCTTAGGATATACTCAGGCTTGGGTAATTTGTTATACTAAACCAGGATATGCGGAAATTATTAAAAACAACATAAACACATTATGGTTAAAACCAGAAGGTACACCGTATACACTCAATCAAATTAACTTTAAGATTGATAGGTTTTCAGTTAACAAGAGTATTACATATAACTATGATAAAAATACAAGTCCTCCTGCTTGGACAGGGTTACCTAGTGCTACACCCGTGCCAAATCCGTTAGATAGTAAAAATTTCTATGTACTGTTTCCTAGAAAAACTATTTTGCCCAATGAAACAGAATAATAAATACTATATGGAAATTAATTTATGAGCGCAATTAATACTAACGGAATAGATGTCAATTATCCTATCCCAGGACAAAATAACAGTTCGCAGGGATTTAGAGATAATTTTGCCAGTATAAAAACAAATTTGAATACTGCCGGCGACGAAATCTCTGACCTTCAAAATAAAGTAGTTGTCAAATCAGCACTAGATAACACAGTCATTAATAATGACATGGGAAATACTTTAATTAGCAACTGTGCTACTAGAAGTTTCAGAGCAACAACATACAATCTTGGAAATGCACTTTCTGGCACTGTTGCGGTCGACGTAAGTTTAGGTGATGTGCAATATGGCACTGTTGCGGGAAATGTTCAATTTACATTTGGTAATTGGGCACCTTACGGAACTCAAAGTAATGTCGAGTTACAGTTAGCAGTTAGTAATTCATCAGCAGTTGTTAGTTGGCCTGCAGAAGTTGTATCTTCCAATAATAATTTTGGATTGACCACTTTAGAAAATTATGGAGGATCAGCTGGGTCTGGTAATATAAGTGTACCATATGGTGTCACGCAACTAAATTATAGACTCAGTTCTACAGACTGTGGAAACACTATTATCATAGAGCCCATCAACAGGCCTAGACAATCAACTCAACTACAACAACGCAATCCTGCTCCTACCGGCTATCAAGGTGATGTGGCAGGAACTGTAGCGTTAGGTGATACGTATGCTCAATTAGATATATCTAGTACAAATTCATCTGATTATTTTACTACAGGAAATACCTCACAGTTATACACTGATTTACCTATAGTATTTACAGGTGTGAGTATGGAAGCCAACATTACTATTGGCACTACTTATTACGTTCGTAACGTGGTTTCTAGTACAAATTTTACAGTTTCATCTACCTTAGGCGGAGCCAACGTTAATTTAGCCGGCAATTCTAGCCCAACAAGTTCAATGTATGGAAATCCAGTATCATATGCGTATGTATGCACAGACACATATAACTCCACAGCATACAGTAAAACTGTTACTGATACTACAACAAGTACTAATGTAATAACCCTTAATAATACTACGAGTTTGACATTAAATTCTCCTATCGTATTTTCAGGAACTACGTTTGGTGGAATTGTTGCAGGGGTAGTTTATTACATAAAATCTATTCCAAGCGGTACTACAATAACTGTTAGTCGTTCTAGAACAAATGGTGTTGCAGATTCCACAGTACTCTTGACTACTGCTAGTGGTAGTTGTTCAGCTACATCATATGTTGGTTCGGACATATGGAAAAGACTAACACTAAATGCATGGTGATAAATATTTAGGTGCAACATCCATTTATATCAAACTTATCAGATAAGAGTTTAGAAGAACTTCAAAAAACTTTATCTGAACTTACAACCAAATTAAATTTTGCCTATCGTATGGGCAATGGGCCTCTAATCCACCAAATCAATATGGTTATTGAAAGCTATAGGGACGCATATAACAAAAAAATGGATGAAATGGTTAAAGCACAAAAAATAAACACCAAAATAAACATAGACAAAAAATGAGTGCTAGGATCTCTAAAAAATTCTTTTTTCAAGCTGCCGTACATCACGAAAAAATATTTTTGATAAATGACTATGAAGTAGAATTGCATATGACAGTTCAAACAGATGATATGTATGAACAAAATATAGCAATGGATAGAATCAAATATCTATTTGAATTCAAATTTGACAATGCGTTATTTATAAATGCTAATGAACACAAGTCGTTGGATTTGTATTCAAAAGCAAATATCAGAGTATGTCCACTACCAGAAGATCCTTATGATCAAATCATAGGGATTCTTATTATGAATAAATGCAATGTCATTACTGAAAATAGATTAGCGATAACATCAGTACAAATTAAATCAAAACTATGTGATGATGTTATTTTTGATATTTTTGCCGATGAGGAAACCGAGTTCCTACGACAAACAAACGTTTGGTGGAATGAAAATAATCTAAATATTGGAAATAAAACACATAAAAAAGAAAAAATCGTAGAACTCAAAAAAGAACATAAGGATTGGAATAGTGTTGGATTGAGTTGGAAAAAAGAAAAAAAATGTGATACGGGAGAAATTCTTTTTATTCCTATTGACAAATGACAACGTTTGTACTATCATGTCGTTATGAAGATAGATAATTATGGACAACATATATATTCAGAAGACGACATCTGTGGACTTTATATGTCCGATACTAACATCAAACTTAAAAAGGTCATTGTTGACCGAGAGATAAAAATATCGGATATAATTGACACTAGTTCTCTCCCAAAATTTATATTGAATACCCATAATGGTTGTTCTATAAAAGAATTTGATAGCAATTTACAATCAAAATGGTTTTTGCCTGAATCTTACAAAAACTTTGATATTGCCAAATACATATTAGACAAGTGCAACACTGATGCTGAACTGCAGCGCGCCGGAGAAGAACTTTTACTCTTTCAAGAAAGAGATATGTTTCCGTTACTAATATATTTAAAATTTTTGGTAGATACATTACGGAATAACAATATTGTTTGGGGTGTAGGAAGAGGAAGTTCTGTGGCGAGCTTTGTGCTTTTTCTTTTGGGAGTACATAAAATTAATTCGTTGTATTATGATCTAAATATTGATGAATTCTTGAAATAATTAAGGAGAAGAATATGGGAAAATACCGCACTGCAATGGGCAGGACTGTAGATATGACAGAACTTATGGCTAAGAATGAACGAACTAGAGCTGTAGGTAATATGAAGGTAAATGCACGTGGAGATACTATTGATGCTCACGGAAAAATTATAGAACCAATAACAAGTAAAGTTAATAACCAATATGCAAAAACTGTCGGGAATAAAACAGCGCAACCTATTAAAGGTCAACGAGTAGTCAAACCACCTAGAAAAGGAAATGATCCTTTACCTGAAGTGCAAAAACAAGCATCAGTAAAAACACCTACACCTGAACCAGAACTTACTAAATACGAACGTGAATTAGAAGAAGACATGCAGGATGATTTAGAAATAGAACAAATTAAAGCAAAGGGAAACAAAAATGGAATCTAAAGCAGCTTTTGCTCCTTATAAAATAAAAGGGTTACATCCATTACGTGATACTATCATTGTTTCTGATATGTTGTTTGATGAACGTATCAGCAGTGGCGGAATAGTTCTTATTAATGACGATATGAAAAGTTCTGGAATTCGTCCACGTTGGGCAAAAGTATTTGCAGTAGGACCTGAACAAAAGGACGTAAAGGTAGGGCAATATATCCTAATTAGTCACGGTCGTTGGACTAGAGGCATTAGAATAGAAGACGAACACGGTGAACACACAATACGTAAAGTTGACAACAATGATGTATTGATGGTAAGTGATGAACCTGTTAACGATCAAACAATGAGTGATAAAGTATATTAAGGTAAAAAAATGAAATGGTTTAATAAATGGTTTGCTAAGAAATGCAAACAAGCATGGGAAGATTCACGTGCGGAGGAGCCAATTAGAGATCCTTCTTCATCACTAGGTTCAACTAAGGTTATTCACAGCCATGGCATGAATTTTACAATCTATCGTGCAAACGGTGGTTATGTAATTGAGACTAGAACATATGATAAGAAGCGTGATTCTATTGATCACAATCTTCACATCATCACTGACGATAAAGAGTTAGGTGAGGAACTGGGTAAAATAATCGCATATCAATCATTAAGGAGTTAATATATGGAAGCAACAATCAACACATATCGAAGTGCAAGTGCCATTAACACTAGTATGGCAAGGGTGTATAAACATACCGGGCTAGCAATTTTAGTCAGTATGCTAGTTAGTTATTTTGTAGGTAATAGTCCAGAACTACTACGATTTTTCTTTACTGGTATTACTAAATGGATTGTAATTTTTGCCCCATTAGTAGCAGTATTTGGAATTTCAATGGCATTGAATGCAAATCCTCCAAAGTCTATTGCGCAATTGATGTTATATGGATTTGCGGCACTTATGGGTTTAAGTTTTTCTACTATCTTTGCGGTATACCAACTAGGTAGTATTTTTACAGCATTTATGGGTGCAGCCGTTTTATTTGGCGTAATGAGCATTTACGGATACTTTACTAAAACTAGTTTGGATAGTATTGGTAAATTCATGTTTGTAGGTCTTATTGCTATAATCATTGCAAGTATTATCAACATTTTTATCGGCAGTAGCGTATTTGCTATGGTAATTAGCGCATTGGCTATTATCATTTTCTTGGGATTAACTGCATATGACACACAAAGGATTCGTGAAATGGTTAGTATAGATAGAGAATCCGGGTCAATTGAAATCCAAGGTGCCTTGTCATTGTATATTAATTTCATTAATATATTCCTATCTCTACTACAACTATTTGGTGATAAAAAAGAATGAAGAACACACTTTGGGTTGAATCGTACCGTCCGAAAACAATAGATGAATATGTTTTCGTGGATGAACGTCAAAAGCAACAAGTCCAACAATGGATTCGTGATGAAAGTATCCCGCATCTATTACTCAGTGGTGACCCGGGTACGGGAAAAACAACTTTGGCTAAAGTTCTTATCAATGAACTTAAAGTTGAAGATTACGATGTACTTGAAATTAATGCGTCACGTGAAAACGGCATTGATAATTTGCGTGAAAAAATCAATGGATTCGTGCAAACTATGCCGTTTGGGCAATTCAAGATTGTATTGTTGGACGAGGCTGATTATCTAACTCAACCTGCACAAGCAGCATTGCGTAATGATATGGAAGCATATCATCAGACAGTTAGGTACATTCTTACTTGTAATTATCAATACAAGATTATCCCTGCACTTAAGAGTCGTTGTCATGAATTCCATATCAGTAAAACAGATATGACAGAATTTACAGCACGTGCAGCTACAGTATTGGTAAGTGAGAATGTAGAGTTTGATTTAGATACATTGGATACATATGTTCGTGGAACATATCCCGATTTACGTAAATGTTTGAACCAACTACAAGTAAACAGTAATACTGGTAAACTATTGCCACCAAAAACGCAAGAATCAGGTGAGAATTCGTTCTTGCTAGATGCGACTGCATTATTCAAACAAGGTAAAATCCTAGAAGGTCGTCAGCAATTGATGCAATATCTGTCACTATATCCAACACGTATTGAAGAAGTGTATCGTTGGATGTATGACAATCTAGACCTTTGGGGTAAAGAACAAGAAAAGAAAGATGCAGCTATCATTACTATTAGAAATGGTTTAGCGAATCTACCATTGGTAGGTATTCCTGAAATCTGTTTGGCAGCAACATTGTGTGAACTCACTACACCTTAACTGCTACTTTTCAGTGGAAACTATGTCCATACTAGAAAATTTACAAATAATGCCTTGGAAAGACAACTTGCACAAGTCCAATAAACATTCAGAAAATGAAGAAATATTAAACATGTTACTAGAAGGAAATAAATAAACGCATGAGATATTTATTAATAACTTTTTTAAGAAAGCCTGGCGGGCAGATTGATGAGCAAGTGCAAGTATCTAAACGTGTCAGAGCTAGTGACAATCAAATGTGTAATGTCATTTTAGATTTTGCAAACAAAAAAGTAGAAAAGTGTGTTATTGAGGGTAAAGTAGTAGAAACTGATTTTTATCGAATGGTAGAATATTACAAAAAGATTTATCCTAACTTGGTAGCACAGTTAGAACAAGAAAACAACAAATAAATGGGGCTTAAGCCCCATTTATTAGCCATACAATTTTAGTATGTGTTCAATGATCTTATGTCTTTGGACATCTTTTACCTCAAATTTGCATAGGCTTAGCCCCGGAACTTGATAATGATTTAATTTCTCTATAAGATCCATTAAACCGTTTTGTGCAGTTTTTCTATCTGTTTGTTCGATATCCCCTGTAATAATTAATTTACTACCCTCACCTATCCTAGTCATGATCATTTTTAGTTGACTTGGGGTGCAGTTTTGTGACTCATCAAGAATAATCCAGCTATGCTTGAAATTCCTTCCTCGGCAAAATGCTAGGGGTGCAATTTCAATAATTTGTTCTTCTAGCATTGTTTGTATTTCTTTAACTGAGTAATATTCTTTGAGTACATCTAATAATGGACGAGTCCATGGTTCCATTTTGGCATTTAAATCGCCAGGTAAAAATCCATGCTTCTCATCATCGACACCCACTGCAGGTCTGGTCAAAATAATCTGATTACATTCTCCTGTTCTTAGAGCCTTAATAGCGGCCTGCATAGCCAAATACGTTTTTCCCGTACCTGCAGGCCCTGAAACTACGACAATATCGGTTTCATCGTCTAGAAGGGAAATAATGTATTTTTCTTGGTTGATCGATTTAGGAATAAGTTCGATCGGCTTTCTCAATTTTTTCGGCTGTGCTTGGCTGAAATCTATTGTTTTCGACTGATTAATATAGAAGGTTTTCGCTTCATTTCTCGGGAACTCTGTATATCTAGATGAATTTTCTTTACTGCGTAATGCGCCGGTTTTACGTTTGCTCAAGTTGTTCTCCTTTTCTAGAGCTATGAATGCTTTGCATTCAAAAATATTTAAACTACTTGTAGTGCAGGATACTAGCATACTTAAAACGCAACGATCATAGATAAATATTAGGCTATCCTCTAATTTTTTTGATTTCAACAAATAATCTCTTTAGTGATAAATACTAGATGAAGAATAAAACCGCAGACAATTTTTTTGACGATATTGACTTTGTAAGTATTATAAGCAACGTCAAGGGTATCATGACCAGTGATGGTTCTATGTCTACATTATTGGATTTTGAGCGTGTGCTAGACGAAGCAGATTTATACGCTTTTAAGAATTGGATCTATGGGGAACTAGTTCAAGGTCCGGATTCAGGTAGATATTCAGTAACATGCACATTCATGTGGCCATATAAATTAATGCCTGATCCTAGTGGTGTGAAACGTCTAGCATCAATTGGATGTAGCATATCTTTTGCTAAAGGTAAAATAAAAGTTCCCATTGAAGTTAAAAACTATGATGACTTTGTGCAAGGAACTAGATATCCTAAAGGTGTTGAGAAAAAAGTTTGGTTTGTACAGATTGAAGTGCCCAAGGCATTAATGAACGAAATCAAAGAAGGTTCTATCGATTTAGCTGATCAAACTATCGACTTAGATGATATTGAAACAGCATACGAAGAAGATTTAGATAAAGAAAATACTCAGCAATCTGAACAAGATAATCAACAAGGAGCAGGAATGGCTCCAATGGATATGAGTGCGGGTATGCCTGCACTGCCAGCAGCACCGGGGGCGGCACCGCCGATGTAATATGAAAAAATTATACGAAGGTTTAGACTATCATGACATGGAGGGGCAAATAGAACCACGCGTGTCTGTTGACGAATATTCTGCTAAAATGGGGAAAGATAAAGATATTGTAACACTAGCTTTTATTGTGAAATCTAAAGAAGCAGGAAATGATTTAGAAGAATGGTTTGAAAAGGGATATGACTATGTATTAGACGCTAGCTTAAGCGATGGAGAAGTAGTCTCTGGCAAATGGCTAGTATTCGTAGAATTAAGTCGCAGATCAACTGTACCAGAAAGAATTGTAGAACTTATAAATGACCTTAAAACTTTAACTAATTTAAAATTGTCAGAATGGACAGTTCAAGTGGAAGATGAAGATCATGAACCTGAAGAACAAATACTTAAACAGGTTATCATATGCAATCCTAACGAATATAAAATGAAACGAGAACAAGAAGATGAACTAAACGAAATGCGCAGTATTGCTGGTTTAGAGGTTAAAAATCTGTTTGAAAAGGACAAAGAGCTAAAAGATTTCATTAGCAAAGCGGGATTATAAGGGAGTAACAATGGCTACAACAATATTACCTAAAAAAGCCGGACAAGAAAGGCCAATGGCAACAGATGACGAACAATACGCACAACTTGCAGAAGATCCAACAATACACCAGTTCCCGCAGGGAACTACGTATGAATCCTCACCATTTAATGGGTCTGCAACATTTAGCCCACCTTCGTCAGGAAGATTCAATCCTACCGACAATTTTGATTCACCAGCATTTAACCAACAATCAACATCAAATTTTGGAAACACCACAAATACAAATCAATCAAATGGAACAATACCGGTATTAACTGGTGCCGCCCCCACTAATGCTGCTAGTGGTGCAGATATATTAGTAGGACATGATAAAGACAGTAATGACTGGATAAACAAAAAGTGGCGCCCGGCAATGGGTTGGAGTTACATGCTTACGTGTATTACTGATTTTGTCATTTTTCCAATATTGTGGTCTGTATTACAAGCAGTTAGTAAAGGGCAAGTTACAAGTCAATGGCAACCATTGACTTTGCAGGGAGCAGGATTATATCACATTGCTATGGGTGCTGTATTAGGTATCGCTGCATATGGTAGAACTAAGGAAAAAATAGAGTCGGCAACCAAGAATTAAATATTGACATGAGCACATAGTTGTGCTAATATCAATATATGGACCACTATACAACGTTGGGCGTAGCTAAAAACGCTACACCCGATGAAATCAAAAAAGCATATAGAAAATTAGCAAGTAAGCACCACCCAGACAAGGGTGGTGATACTTCCATGTTCCAAAAAATAGAAGAAGCATATCGCATTTTAAGTGATCCAGAAAAAAAAGCCCATTATGACAACCCAAATTCACATGGGTTGCCGCCCAATTTCGGTGACATGTTTACTGGAGAGTTTGATGCTAGAGATATATTTTCTCATATCTTTTCTCAGCGCAGTGGTAACCCATTTCAAAATAAATCTAGTAGACAAATTTTTAGGACACAAATGTCTGTGTCTTTAGAAGATGTATACAACGGAGCTACGCATGTTCTAAAATTACAAACTCCAATGGGTTTGAAGATGATGAATATTGATATTCCTAAAGGTTTGCCCGATGGATCACACTTGCGTTTCGACAATGTGTTAGATAATAATACTTCCTTAATTGTTGAATTTAAAGTGATGCCAAACCTTAGATTTGAACGCAGAGGAAATGATTTATATTGCAATCAAAAGATATCTGTGTTGGATCTTATAGTAGGCACTAAGATTAATTTTCAAACGATATCGGGAAAAACATTTGAAGTTTCTGTTCCACCTAAAACACAACCGTATATACAGCTAAAAATTACTGGGCAAGGAATGCCAATACCTAATTCTAATCTATACGGAGACCAAATACTTTTACTTAAACCGTTCATGCCTGATACAATAGCAAACGAAATAACTGAAAGTATTTTGCGTTCCAGAACTAATTAAATACCTAAAAGGAAATATAAGTGACTAATTCACCGGAAATTGAAAGCATCATTGAACAAGCTATTGCAGAGGCAAGGCAAAGAAAACATCAGTACTGTACAGTAGAACATTTGCTACTGGCACTTATCAATCATAAACCTTTTAAGAAGTGTTTAGTAAGTTTTGGAGCTGATGTTTCTACCTTCATTGATGAAGTTGCAGCGTACTTAAATGGGCTTCACGCAATTGAAAGTAAAGATCCCGAAGCTATACCGCGCAAAACTAATTCACTAGAACGTGTAATGAATCGCAGCATTACGCAAGTACTGTTTACCGGTCGCAGGCAAGTAACTACGATTGATTTGTATCTTAGTATTGCTGCTGAGGGCAACAGCCATGCACATTACTTTTTACTTAAGTATGGAATACACAAAACTGAATTCGTTCAGCATTGGCAAAAAAATTATAAAGGTCAAGAATATACAGGTACTCTAACTGAAAACCAAGCAGATGATATTCTTGAAGAATTTACAACCAATCTTACTAAACTAGCAGAGAATAATAAATTAGAACCTGTAATTGGGCGTAGTAAAGAACTAGAAGATATAATTAACATACTTGCTAAACGATTCAAATCAAACGTACTGATGGTGGGTGACCCGGGTGTTGGTAAAACTGCCATTGTAGAAGGTCTAGCACAAGCTATTAACAATGGAGAAGTACCTGAATTTCTAAATGGCTATCAATTATTTTCATTAGAAATTGGTAGCTTACTTGCGGGTAGTAAATACCGTGGCGATTTTGAAGAAAAGGTCAAGGCAGTATTAGAAGCATTGAATACAAAAAAGAAAGCAATATTATTTATTGATGAAGCGCACACCATGCAAGGTGCAGGTGGTTCTACCAATGGAAGTGTTGATTTTGCTAATATGATTAAACCCGCGATTACTAAGGGTACACTCAAGGTTATTGCCAGCACTACTTGGGAAGAGTTTTATGAAAGTTTTGAAAAGGATCGTGCATTGATGCGTCGATTCTATCGTATTGGTATTGATGAACCTAGTCATGATTCTACTATTCGTATTCTAAGTGGACTAGCTGCACGATTGAATGAATTTCATGAAGTCAATATTACGGATGAAGCAATTAAGGCTGCAGTAGAAAGTTCTAATAGATACATTCATGATAGGAAAAATCCTGATAAGAGTATTGATTTGTTGGACGCAGCATGTGCAAAGCAACGTGTTGCAATGAATAAAGATGCTATCATTACTAAAGAACTTATCTATGAACAAGTTGAAAAATATACCGGTGTTCCTGCTGACAAGTTGAAGGGTGATAACTTAGAACGAATCAGTACACTTGATGTTAATATCAATGGTAAATTATATGGTCAAGATGAAACTGTACAGCAAGTGTTAGACCGAGTGTATGTTAGCTTTGCTGGAATCGGGAATGAAACTAAGCCAATGGCTAGCTTCTTGTTCTTGGGCCCCACAGGTACAGGTAAAACAGAATTGGCTAAGTTGTTAAGTAAGAATCTCGACATGCCACTGCTCAAGTATGATATGAGTGAATATAGTGAAAAACACAGCGTATCAAGCTTGATCGGCCCGCCCCCTGGTTATGTAGGATTCGGTGATAGCCAAGTTCAGGGTGGTCGCTTGATTAGTGACTTGAGTAAGAACCCTCATAGTATCATGTTGTTCGATGAAGTTGAAAAGGCCCATCCTGATATCTTCAACATCTTTTTACAAATGCTTGACGAGGGAACTATCACTGGTAGTAATGGTAAAAAAGTTAACTGTAAGAACACTATCATTATCATGACTAGCAATTTGGGTAGTAGTGATAGTGAAAAAAATAATATTGGATTCGGTGCTCAAGAAAAGACCGGAGAAGATGACAAGGCATTAAAAGAATTTTTCAAACCAGAGTTTAGAAACCGACTAGATTTAGTTTGTAAGTTCAATAAACTCGACATGCTTTCTATTAAAAAGATTGTTATCAAGTTTACAGAAGACCTCAAGAAATCATTATTGGATAAGCATAATATTACATTAACATTATCCGAACCAGTAATCGAATACTTAGCAGAAAAGGGTTATGATAACAAAATGGGCGCAAGGCCATTGTCTAGGAAAATAGATGAATTGATTAGGGTTCCATTAAGCAAACGTATCCTTTTTGAGCAAATCAAGAATGCCAATATTCTTGCAACTCTCAACGAAAATATGATAGAATTTGTCGTTACAAACAAGGTATCTGCAAAGGTAAACCAAAATGGGATTATTGAAGTCAGTTGACAACGTGCCTGGAATCAATTATATTGAATTCCGCGAAAGAAATTATTGGGATAAATTCAAGTATCGAGCTAGACTAACAGTGCCCGGTGCAAGATATACCCATAACTTGAAGTCGGTTGATGATTGGTTAAAACGTGCTAAAAATTTTAGACACATTAGACACGAAATGTTGGATTCTAAGACTATATTAGAAAATACACCGATCATTGAAAAGTTCTTGAAATTTAAACGTAAAGTTAAGGCTTCCAAAGAAATAATTGTGCGAGTAGAGGGCGATGTAATTGCAATCTTCTCAAATGATTTATCCGAGTTGCACAACTTGCAATCTTGGGGAAACATAGACATTGATTTTACCGAAATACAAATTACCAAAACACAAATTTCGCCATCTGGACATTTTGCAGGTGTCAAATACTTTGTACGTAAACCTAAAAGGCAATATAGGGTTTATCTAACGTCTAAACGTGTAGATGTTAAGGTTATGGAAGAACTTGTTGATCTGTTTAAGAGGTCTAAGCAATTTTATCCTAGTCCAGGTTTAACTTCTTGGTTGGAATTTAGACATAAATCTACTGTTTATAGAGGTAGGTATTGTAGCTCAGCTTATTTTATTGAGTATGACGAGGAATCGTATATTACATTACTGGCATTAACACACGGAGAATTGCTTGGTCGTAGATTCAAACTTGAAAAACGACCAGATACTACTGAATAAAGATAAATACTCTATTAATGGAGTATTTTCATGGCAAAAATTGTCGAAGATGTATTAGTAGTAAAATTTAGCAAGATAGTTAAGGATAGTGAGAGCGAGAAACAAGTCCTCGCTAGTCACGAAATTCAACAAGCGCTGGAACAAGTAGCCCAAGAATTAGTGGGTGAAAGTGTGATAGTAGAGGTTATGGGGGCAGAATAATGTCTCAAACCACAACACTAATAATGTTGCCACAAACTACCTATCTTAATCCAGGCAACTCAGCACCTTATACAGTAACAGGTAATAGTCAACCTGCTGCCGCCTATTATTTAGGTAATCAAGATTTACAAACAGTCAACATTAAAGTTACAAATTGCACTGGTAATATTGTGTTGGAAGCTAGTTTAGCTACTAATCCTACATCAAATGATTGGTTTAAAGTCTATCAATTAGAAGCAAACGCAAACGCAGTAGCCAACACCGCGCCCCAAATAGCTAGTAATGCTAGTGTTTACACTAATGTACAAGGTAATTTTGTTTTCATGCGAGCTAAGGTAGAAAATTTCCAAGGTGGCACTGTTCAGTTTGTTAAGTTAAGTTATTGAGTTGTAGTTTTATCGGACCTCAACTGACACTTGCCTGTCACCGTGACTAAATAATTATATGAGTAAAACAATTGTAATACAACCGGGCGGCTATCACCCATTTCATGCAGGTCATTATGCATTATACAAGTCTGCATTAGAAGCCTTTCCCAATGCCGATGTTTATGTAGCTGCAACTAATGATCAAAAAGCTAGACCGTTTCCATTTAGTATTAAAGAAAAATTAGCTAAACTAGCAGGTGTGGCACCTGGTCGTTTTATTCAAGTTAAGAGTCCTTTTAAAGCGGAAGAAATCACTAGTCAATACAATCCAAATGAAGATGTATTGATATTTGTACGTAGCGAAAAAGATCGCAACGAACAACCAAAGCCAGGTGGAATAAAGAAAGACGGCAGCCCGGCATATTTTCAGCCATGGACAGGTAAAAATTTAAAACCATTTAGTCAACACGCATATATTTATTATCTACCTACAGTAGAATTTGGTCCTGGTATTAAGAGTGCTACTGAAATTCGTAATGCATGGCCTAATTTAGACGATAGACAAAAAACCGCAATGGTTATGAGTCTTTATCCAAAGACTCAAAAGAATCCTACACTTGCAAAAAACGTTGTTGAGTTGTTGAATGTCGGTATGAGTGGTGAACTAGCTGAGTCTATGAACAGCCAAGATCAGGTCAATTTCATAGACCAAGAAACAGAAAAAATTCTTAAGTATGCTAAGGCACACTACCCACAGTCTGCATCAAAACAACAAGCGTTCGTCATGTATGTATTACGTGCATTAAAACATAGCGAAGAAGATGATGACGATCAGGACAAAAAAATCAATAATCTTCAACGGGCTGTTAAAGATTTAGAAGCTAAAGTAAATTCACCATTGCATGAAAATAAAGACTATTTAGATGAAGTATAATTTTTTGGTAACAAAAATATCATCTAAATAATTTTAACTTTATTGAGGAATGCATGTCAGAAGATAACCAAGAAAAAACTGTTCCAGTGGAACAATTACAAGAGATTGCTGAACAACAGCAACAACAAGCACAACCTGGCCAGGTGCAAGTAAATGTAGATTTTCTAAGAACCACACGTGTTCACATAGCAATGCCCTGTTATGGTGGTATGCTAACTGAATCTACCTTTATGAGTTTTATCAAATGGGCTAATACAGCAAGACAACTAGGTATCGATTGGACGTTGGAAACAATGGTCAACGAAAGCTTGATTAGTAGGGCACGCAATACATTAACAGCTAAGTTTTTAGATATGCCCGATGCTACTCATTTGTTCTTTGTCGATGCTGATATTGGTTGGGAACCATGGCATTTATTGGTACTTATAAACCGTGATGTTGATGTTATCGGTGGACTTTATCCCATGAAGACTATGCCTATTAAGTGGGTTGTTAACGGATTTGAAGGGGCAGAAGAAGGACCTGATGGATTACAAGAAGTAAGCAAAGCCGGTACAGGATTTTTGCTAATGAAAAAACATGTCTTTCACAAATTGAACAGTCACCCTGCCGTGAAGCAGTATAAAAATGACATAGGACTTGATCCTAAATTTGACCAGTATTTGAAAACATATTTTGACACTGCAGTACGTCAAAATCGTTATTATTCAGAAGATTGGACCTTCTGTGAGAACTGGCGTGATCTAGGAGGAAAAATTTATGTTGATAAACGTGTTCTACTACGTCACTCGGGAAGCTATGTATTCTGTATGGAGAATCAACAACATCTATTCAATACAATAGGACCCATGTACGTACAAGAAAGACGCAATCAAGGTTGCAAACTTCTTGACAAAGATGGCAACGAAGTAGCACAATAAATCAGCCCCGCAAGGGGCTTTTTTGTGATAAATAGATAATGAACCTCAACGAGCTAGATAAATTTCGCCTAAGCGATGCATTAAAATTTCACGACGATTTAAACCCTAAGTTGTGGTTTAACAATCGTCTTCGACCTGAAGTAGCAAAACAACTCAAACGTATAGCAGAAGATTTTATTGAAGAATTAGGTGTTAATAGATTTGATGTGAAAGATTTAACTATTTCGGGGTCAAATGCTGCATATAGCTATACTCCACATAGTGATTTAGATTTACATATTCTTATTGATATGGATTTATTGCCTAATAATGAAGTATACAGGGAATTATTCAATGCTAAAAAAATAATTTACAACGACAGTCACAACATAAAAATTCATGGTGTTCCTGTAGAATTATATGTACAAGATGTTAATGAACCTGTAATTAGTTTGGGCGAGTACAGTATATTACAAAACAAATGGATTAAAGTTCCTAGTAAAAAGAAAGCCAACTTTGATCAAACTGCCACTAAAGCAAAGTACGACAAACTACATACATTGATCAAACACGCATTAAAGAGCAAAGATTTAAAAATTTTAAATAACGTCATCAACAAGATCAAACAGTATAGAAAAGCTGGATTAGATAAAGCAGGTGAGTTTGGTCCTGAAAATCTAGCGTATAAAATTTTACGTAATCAGGATTACATTACTAAACTGTATGATCTTCGGGATAAGTTGCATAGTGAAGAATTGACTATAGAAACAATGTACAAACAGCCGGGCAGTACTAAACTGTTAGACAAGCCTACACTGTCAGTTAGAGCATTAGCATTAAAGCACAATGTATCAGTTAAACACATTTTAGATCAATTAAAACGTGGTATCAAAGTAGAAAATGAACATACCACATACGCACAAACTGCGCGTGAGATTGCATTAGACCATTTAGCAGAAGATCCCAACTACTACACTAAATTAAAGAAAGCACAATTAGAAGAAGAAAAATATGATGAGTTACCTGAAAAGGTTTATCATGTAACGTTAGCAGATAATTTAGATAGTATAATGAGCAGAGGTTTAATACCTCAAATTGGTGATAGAGCTAGAAAAATCGAAGGCGAAAAGCCTGCAGTATATTGCTTCCCTGATAAGGTAAGTATGGAAGATGCTGTTATGAATTGGTTAGGTGATGAATACGATGAGGATGATCAACTAGCATTATTAGAAATTGATACTACAGGACTGAAAGGTCAAGTAACCGATGGTGCTCAGTACGAAGTAGCAATTACCGATAGTATCCCTGTAGATAATATACGTATATTATCCAGAGACTTAGCAACACCTATTACCGAATCGGCCTCAGGATATATTCCAAGCTACGCTGAACGCAATGATCCTAGATTTAAAACAGCACTAACAGTAGATATTAAACCTGACACAATGAAAAAGAATGCAAAAGCATTTGGTAATAAAATAAGTCGTGCAGGAATACCTCCAACATTGAGACCTAATGGGAAGTTCTGATAAACTAGTATTTTGATAAATACTATATTAATTCGGAATTATCCTATGAAAATCAATCAAATAATCATTAATGAAACTACGACCGCCGGCGCAGTAGCTACGGTTGCTAAACCAATGGGTGAAATGCAGACTAGAACCAAAGTTCGTGGTTTAGCGCCAGTAGATAAAGTCATGAAGGGTAAAGCTAAAAAACAAGGCCCATATGCAAATAGCTTAAGTGAAAGTAAAAATAAAGTTGAAGAGGCTAAACTAGATGAAGAAGATTTGATTGTTATTCCTGGTAAAGGGATAAAAAGAAAGACAGGTTTTATTCCGCATGGACAAAGTAGAGTTGATCACGAAGTTGAAATGGCTCGTAGTGATGTACTAGCAACTATGAAGAATGCCAAATCAATTTATCATATGTTAAAAGATCGTAGTGAAGAAGAAGGTATTGAAGGTTGGGTACAAGAAAAGTTAATCAAAGCAAATGACTATTTAAATTCTGTCAAAGAATATTATGATGAAAAGATGATGCGTGAAATGAATGGTGGTGTAATTGCTGCTGGTGGTGTAGGAGAAGGTGTGACGGAGAGCTACTTACCAGATGAATCAGAAATGAAAATTGTCTATAGAGCTAAAGCACCAAATGGCGATCAATGGGAAGTAAAAGAATATCAACGTGATTATCTAACATTCTTAAATGGTGAGCACATTAGTACGTATCACCATATGCCAGGTATGCTATACGGCGCCAAAGACCGCGCCATTGAAGTTGTTAGAAGAATGATAAAGATAGGTGTGGCGGAAGGCCAATTAAATGAAAAATTCAAAAGCCAACAACAAGCAAAATTAATGTATGCAGCAGCCGGAGATAAAGATGTTTCTAAAAAAACAGGTGTAAGTCAAAAAGTTGCCAAAGAATTCATTAAGAAAAGTCATGGACAAAAAGTCAGCAAATTACCTAAAAAAGTAAAAAAAGAGGGTTAATTAAATGAGTAATATCTTACGTGGATTAAAAGAAGGATTTGCTGATGAATTTATGAAAATGGCCCGAGAAAAGGGCTATAATGTTCGTCAAGCAGGGACTATTGATCAAGAACGTGAACGAACACAACAAATGTTGGCTCAACGCGCTAAAGATAGAGAACAACAAGAATTACAATCTTCACAAGAAGATTTTAAAATACTTGACCAATTAAAAGCTGAATATGAAAAATTGTCTAAACGCTATCAAGCGTTGGGTGGTAGTAATTGGCAATATGCTGATCGTGAACAAAATCTTACTGACAATGAACGCGAGGCAAGAAACATAGAACCGCAGTTGCGTGCATTAGCAGCAAGAATTGCTAAAGCAGAAAAAACACAAGGTAGTGTTGCATTTGAGTCAAATAATTACACTGGTTCGGGTGCGATTTTAAAGGGTTTAATTGAATCTAAAAATTTGGATGAAGACCTACGTAAATGGTTTAAAGAAAAATGGGTAAGATTCGGTCCAGACGGTAAGATTCGCGGTGCATGTGCTAGGGGAGACGACAGTGAAGGTAAGCCAAAATGCTTGCCACAAAGCAAAGCACATAGTCTAGGCAAGAAGGGTCGTGCTAGTGCAGCAGCACGTAAGCGCAGAGAAGATCCTAACCCAGAACGTAGTGGCAAGGCTATTAATGTTAACACTAAAAAAAAGTCAAATGAAGGAGTGACGGAAGGCTTTCTCGATAAGTTCATCAAGCCCAAAAAAGTCAAGCCCGAAATGATAATGAACATTAAAAAGGGAAATGGAGAACTGTATGTCGAAGTTTATATGGGTGAAGATTCAACATATTGGATAGCAAGATTTACATTTGATATGATCGGTGACACCTTAAAAGCCCAGGATATATCTGTGACAGATGAATATAGAGGTCGTGGAATTGCTAAATGGGTATATGATACACTAAAAAACAAAGGATATACTATCAACCGCAGCCCTTATCAAACAGATGACGGCAAGCATTTTTGGGATAAAAACAAAGGCGCAAATGCAAAAGTATGGGAACAAGGTGTGTCGGAAGAACAAATAAATGAATTAAAATGCTGGTCTGGATATACAAGAGTTCAAGGTGTTCCTGCAGGTGCTCCAGGTAGTTGCAAAAAGAAAACTAATGAGGAACATAATGAAAAATGCCCACATTGTGGCGGTCCTATGTTTAGTGAAATGTTGATGATGGAAAAGAAAGACGCTTGCTACTATAAAGTAAAGAGTCGTTATAAAGTTTGGCCTTCAGCATATGCCAGTGGTGCATTAGTTAAGTGTCGCAAAAAGGGTGCTAAGAATTGGGGCACAAAGAGTGAAAGTGTGGAAGAAGCAGCCAATCCAGCACAACAAGCAGCAATTGCTATTGCCATGAAAAAGGCAGGCAAAAAACCAAAGCGCGAAAGTGCTATAATGAAAGGTCTCGTAGACGAAACATTGGGTACTCCTTACCCAGGAACATACGAACAAGAAACTGCAACGATTAAGCGCAAGGGTCCAGAAAGAATCACAGCAATGACCTACGAATCAAAGAAGAAATAAGGATATATAATGTTAGCAGACGCACTTAAAACACTATTAGCAACGAGTTATGCTTTTGTCATTAAAACACAAAACTTTCATTGGAATGTTGAAGGTCCTGACTTTCCACAATATCATGAATTCTTGGGTAAGATATACGAAGAAGTATACGATAATGCAATAGACCAAACTGCTGAATTAATACGTCAGTTAGGTAGTTATACACCTGGCTCTATTACACGATTTGCTGAACTAAGTCAAATACCAGATCAAACAAAAATCCCACGTGCTGAATTAATGATTGCAGAATTAGAACAGGATAATGCGAAATTATTGGCAATGTGGAAAGAGTCCTTTCATATTGCTGAAGAAGCAGATGAACAAGGTATAGCTGATTTTATTGCTAGTAGAATTGATGCACATGGAAAACATGGATGGATGCTACGCAGCATACTTAACAAAAGTCGTGCATAAAGGATAATTTATGAAGATAGTTGAGTTATTGAACGAAGCATACGTAGATCCTGAAATAGATACTATTTTGAAAAAAAAGGGCTATCAATTTTTAGGCAAAGGAACGGATCAGTATGTGTATGCAGAGCCCAATACAGGTTTAGTATTGAAAATATTTGGCACTTCCAAAGGAACCAGCGGTAGTGCATCTGATTTAACCAATGCACAAAAAAGCTTCAAGACATTCTATGACGCAATTAAAGCGGATCCCGATAATGAGTTTCTCCCTAACATATTTGGGTACGCTCCTTTTATGTTTAAAGGTAAACCATATTTACAAATACGCATGGAGAGATTGTTGCCATTTACTGGACCAGACGTAGATGAGTGGAATTATGTATTAGCTGATTTTGCAACTGAGGCAGAAGATGCTACTTATAATTCCGGAAAAGAATTTGTAAACTCATTAGAGAAAAAACTCAATAAAGAAAATGACAGACATATACAACAGTTAGCAATACTTCTAGGAAGAAAAGGGTTAGAAAAGTTATTTGATACTATTCTCATGTTAAATCGTATTGCTAAGAAAAATAATTATGTATTAGATTTACATGATGGTAATTTTATGCTAGGAAGTGATGGAACACCTGTCATTAGTGATCCTTTCTTTATGGGTTGGGGAAAAAGTACATAATGAGAGCCCTTGAATTTATTACCGAAAATAAAAATATTACCATAGAAAATCTTTATGGCGGTAATTATCCTGAACTTGATGAGATGGCATTATCAACGTACAAAACGTTTGGGGATTTTACCAAGCCCGGTCCATTTACCGGTGTTGACAAACGACTTGTACCACACCCAAAAAATATACAAAAGGCAACTAAGTTCTTTGAACAAACACCATACGACTTTAGACTTTTCTTTGCTAATATCAGTGGACTAGGCAAATATCGTGAAACTGGGCCCGTCAGACCCATGACGTTGCGACAAATGTTCAATAAAGAACAAGCTGATGAAATTATCAATGGCAGTGAAGATGCTATTACTGTAATCTATGTAAGCAATGTAGGTGATCGTAAAGTTATGATGACACCATGGATTATGGCACACCGTTTTGGACATGCAATACAGGCTGGTGCAAGAAAGGATGGTGCATGGAATGCGTGGACTGAAGTAGAACAACATTTCTTCAGTCAAATAAATCAAATACTAGCTGAATACTATGGTTTAACAAGAGCAACTGATTTGTATTCTGACCGTTCAACTAATTGGAATGTCAGCAGAGAATATAGTGCGTTATTCAATGCTATCGGTACTCAACGTAGTAGCAGAGAACGTCAAATTAATAGACCATATGAATTCATGTACGAAATGTTTGCTCAATATTTGAAGACTGGAACAGTGACACTAAATCCACTACCAAATTCAATACCTTATGGTAAAATGGTATTTGGTCGTCCAAGTCAATACTTAACACTAAAACCAGAAGTTAGAAATGACCCAAACACAAAGTATATTACTGATACGTTAGGCAACGATATGGCTATATTGTTCGGTGATGTTTTATCTAGTGCTGTCGGCAATATTTATGTGATGTAATACCATGTTAATAAAAGAAATAACCGATCCGCATGAACTGAATAAATTAGACGTTGAACCCGATGATCTAAGACATAATTTGTATAAACCTGCTCTACGGCGATATAGTTGGGATTCCAAACAAATTTCTAATTTATTACATCGAATGTATAAAAAACAACCATTTGATCCGGCAAATTTAAATTATTTTAAAGACGATATACTGATGTTAGATGATATTATGTTTAACCATCTAATCAAACAAAACATAACGTTATATCATGGACTTAAAGAAAACCCAATACGTGTTTGGAAAAAATATAATGTGCCTGCAAATAAGTCAGTGCGTGTGCATTTTCCCGGTTTTATTAGTACAACTGATGACTTCGATGTTACACGTTATTTTGCTGAGCCTGATCTTGATCAGCGTAATATTCTAGAAATTGATGTCCCTGCTGGGACTCCTGGTCTCAGTATAAAAAATCTCAGTACAATGCCTAAAGAAAATGAAATTTTGTTGTCTAGAGGTTTGGATATTGAAATTCAACCAAACCCCACGCAAGTTCGTACTTTTTTAGGGTCGATAGTGCATGTGTGGAATGCTAAAGTCGTAGGAGTTAATCCTAGTGAAATACATTGAAGACGTAGAGTAAATACTATAATGAGAGCAACAGAATTCATAACAGAAGCAATATTAGATCCAAGTGGATGGGGAAACACACCTGACGGTACAGATATTGATTATTTTGGTCTGCGTGTTCAAATGCGTCCTAGTACTTTCTTAAAACTAGCATTACCACTTACATCTTCAGTAACAAATCCTGAAGTTGCAAAACACATGAAAACAGGTGGCAAGATTGCATATCCAATGCTTGGTATTGAAATACCCGATGAGTGGCGTAAAGGAGACTTTAGTCAACCCGCTAAAGTAGTTGACCATGAAGGTAGAAATAGAATGAAAACTTGGATTGAATTAAAAGGTGATGATCCAATACAGGTTAATATAAAACCACGTGGCGGTCTGATAAGACGTAGAGATTTAACTGACGAATATATTAAAGCTATGAGTACTGGTCTTATTAGTCAACGTGGGAATTTAGTTCAAAATCCGTTTGATGCAAGTACAACACTTGAAGAGGCAGAAATAAGAACACCAGCTAGTAAAGAAATTAGAACTTCTTTAAGAAGAAAAGGATATAAATTATTAGGAAGCGGAGTTGATGCCACAGTATGGGCTAAAAAAACAGGACCTGTAATTAAAATAATTATGCCTGAGGATCATAAAGGATCAGGAACAGCAGGTGATACCTTTATGAAATTTTATGAATTTTGTAGGGAAAATCAAAGTATAGATAATTTACCTAAATTTTCTAATAATGAAGTAGAATTGTTTACCGCAGACAATAAAGAATATGTAATGGTCACAATGGAAAGACTGTCTTCAATTCCATCTGGTAGTTTTCAAGAAGCAATGGTGTGGATACTAAGCGAGTTAGCAACAGAAACTATGTCATGGACTAAAGCAATTACAGTTATAAAAGACCCAAATACGTGGTTATTATTCGATGATGGAATGGACCCAAAAGAAGTAATTAACACGTTTAATAGTTTAGATAAAACATCACTATTAGAATATGAAATTCTATATAAACTCATGACATTGTTGTATCATAGAGGCAAAATAAATAAAATTGGTTGGGACTTGCACACTGAAAATGCAATGATGCGAGGAAATACAATTGTCATAACCGATCCATGGTTTTCTATGGAAATACAATAATGAAACATTTTTAACATCGTGAAAAAATGAGTTATGTATTAAATAGCTTAAGAACACCCTTAGGACCCGTTTGAGTACGGAGGTGTAGCCGAGAACCCGGGCTTGAACAACAAATTCGCTACTTGTTGTTCTTAACAGGGTTCACTTTACATTTATCTTCGTGTCATGAAAAAAATAATAACAGCAATATTAGTATTGATATCATTTGCTGCTTTTGCACAAAAAAAGCCTCATGGTGTTACATATGATGCACAAATATTAAGAGTTAGTGACGGTGATACAGTAGTCATATCAGCACCCTTTTTACCAAAACCATTAAAACCAGAACTAGCTGTTAGAATATACGGCATTGATACTCCTGAAAAAGGATTCAGAGCTAAATGCTCAAGGGAAGATGCTAGAGGACAAGCCGCGAGTAAATTCACAAAAGATTTAGTAGCATCCAGCCAAAAGACTCAAGTGACATTATATGATTGGGATAAATTTGGTGGACGAGTTTTAGGCGACATTATTTTAAATGGTAAAAGCCTACGTGAAATGCTTATTGCTAACGGATATGCTAGAGCATATTTTGGAGAAGCAAAACAAAGTTGGTGTTAATAGATAAATAAATCATATGAAAGCAAATGATTTTGTTAATGAAACTGCTGCTATTGAACTAGCTAAAAAATTGCCTAGTTTAGAAAAGCATGACTATAATACTATTGATAAACTCATGCAGAAAATTGCCAAAAAACACAGAATTACAGGTAAAATTTTGCATGACTTGTTTATCAAAAAGTATCGTTCTACTCCGGATAATTGGATCAAAAATAAATTGGATGAAACAGATGTTCAATCCGATTTACAACAGGAAGTTGATAAGTTCGCAGATTGGGCTAGCAAAAGACTACATTTAAAAACAAGACCAGTTATAGAACTAAGTCAAGATACCGAAGAAGCACAAACAGGACATCATACAGGTAGACACACTGAAGGTGACAACAAAGTTTGGGTCTATGTTAAAAATAGAAACTTAGTTGATATATTGCGCACTGTATTTCATGAATTGGTTCACGTAAGACAAGGTGAACTAAGTATGATTAAGCCTGGTTCAAGCTATCCCGGTAGTCCAATAGAAGCCATGGCTGACATGCTGGCTGGAAAATATATCAAAATTTACGGCGAAAAAAATAGGCATATTTTTCAATGACATACTACATCAAACCGATTAATATTTATGGATATCTCACAGATGATCCTACTGCTCTAAAAAATTTAGAAACTATTGTAGTTCAAGTTAAGAATACTTCCGAAAATATTAATGCGGTTCCTTATCTATTATTGGTAGATGTAGTAGAAGGTAGGATATACAATGAAACTCATGATGCATATATCGAAAATATTAGGAGCATCTTAAAAAATCAAGGTGTTGAATATCAATTTATCTTAGATGGAGATTTTGAATCCGAAAGTAAAATATCAAAGCTACACAAAGACATTGTATATGTTAATTTTTTTGCAGCAGCATGTTATGCACACACATTATTATCACCGAATCAACGAGTAAATCAAAAATGGAATAACAAAAGTTCTATGGGATTATACTTGCCAGGACAGCCAGATAGGCCACACAGGATAAAATTAATTGCTATGATGTGGGAAAAAAAGTTACTGAACAAGTTAAATTATTCATTCTTTATTACCGATCTTGAAAAAAATAGCGTGTTCAATCAGAATCTGTTATCCTATGATAAAGAAAAATTTGATAGATTCCTAAATGAAACTCTTTGTAGTTTAGATATAATAGCTGGATCTGAAGATAGTTTTAATTACACCGGTTATCCATTTGATCACAGACTATACTCTAACACGTTATTTTCTGTCATATCAGAATCAGACTTCAAAAATGAATCAAACTGGAAACCTAAGTTAACTGAAAAAACATACAGAGCAATGGTGAATAAACATCCATTTATTTGTGCTTGGTTTCCTGGTATGACAACTCACATAGAAAATTTAGGGTTTAAATCTTTCAAAGAATACATGTATTATCCAAATTACAACGATGAACCAGATTTAATTAGACGACTGAAGCATACAATTAAAAACATAGAAACATTCAGTAATCAAGTAATCACACACGTTGATAAAATACGGGATGATGTAGAATTCAACTACAACCATTTTGTTTCATTAGCCAAATCAAATGCCCGAAAAATAGAATTACTGTTAGACAAACCACAACTACCGCAATACAGTGTTACATTGACTGATATAGTTTCTTACTTTTTTCCATTAATGGCTAACTTAGTCAAAAAAATAAATTGACTCTAATTAAGTTTTGTGTTAGTATCATTGATACTATGATTAAACTTCTGTTTCCATTACCTCGGCATGTAACCGTTGCTTTCAGTGGCGGTGTCGATAGTGTTGCTGTTGTTGATTTTTTATCTAAAAATCACGATGTAACCTGTGCCTTTTATCATCACGGTACAAACAATAGTTACAGTGCATTTAAATTTGTAACTGAGTTTTGTACAGAAAGAAAGCTACCACTATTAGTGGGAGTTTTGAATAAAGACAAACCCAAAAAAATGAGCTACGAAGAATTTTGGCGTGAGGAACGTTATAATTTTTTGTCTACATTAGGACCGGTTATTACAGCACATCATTTAGATGATGCAGTAGAAACATATCTATGGTCATCAATGCACGGTAACCCAAAAGTTCCTAAATTAATTCGTGGCAATGTTATTCGTCCTTTTCTATGTACTCCCAAAAGTGAATTTATCAGTTGGTGCCATAGAAAAGAGCTGACATGGTGCGAAGACTTGAGCAATGAAGATCAACAATACACTCGCAATTACATCCGTAAAAATCTTGTACCACATGCAATGCATGTGAATCCCGGATTGCGTAAAACGGTGAAAAAAATTATTGAAAAACAGATGTAATTCATATACAATTAACACTTTAAAGGAGAACACATGTCCACAACTAAGACTTTTTCAGGCGATCAGAAAATCAAACTAACACAACTTATCAACGAGGGTATGGCAGTCATGCACGAAATTGATACATTGCAGGGCGGACTTACCGATACAGTTAAAGCTGTAGCAGAAGAATTGGAAGTAAAACCTAGCGTATTAAAAAAGGCGATACGTATTGCACATAAAGCAAGCCTTACCCAGGCAAATCAAGAACATGAAGACCTAAACACTATTCTTGAAGCAGTTGGAAAGACACTATAATGGGTTGCAGTTTAAAAGCCGTTTACGAAGACGAAGAAGATTGGGAGCGTCTTCAAAAAGAAAACAATCTACCCTTAGAGTGGAAAGTATATAGTCGTGAGCATCATTTTGCCCGACAAATGTATAGTAAAGGGTACAAAAATATACGACTAAAATTGGCAGTTAATCATGCTATTGAATTAGAAAAACTTCAACTGCGCCACGCAAAAGAATGGCAGGAGTTGGAACAATTAGTAGAATTAGAATTAAAATATAAATGAGCTACATTGATGCTATCCATGACCGCGAAAGTGATAGAATCTTCGTAGTAGAACGTGACACCAACGGTAATAGAACTTATAAAGAATATCCGTGCAATTATACGTTTTACTATAGCGATCCTAAAGGAAAGCAACGTAGCATTTACGGCGATCCTGTAAGCAAGTTCAGTAGTCGTAAACGTCAAGAATTTGAAAAAGAAAAACGAATTCATGCAAACAAGAAATTGTTTGAAAGTGATATTAACGTTGTATTCCGTTGCCTCAGTGAGAATTATCTAGGAGTTGAGCCTCCTAAACTTCATACATGTTTCTTTGACATTGAAGTTGACTTTGATCCTGAAAAGGGGTTTAGTCCAACTAGTGATCCATTTAATCCAGTTACTGCTATCAGTTGTTATTTGGATTGGCTTGATCAACTAATTACATTGGTCATTGCTCCTCGACACATGAGTCCTGAATCTGCACGTGAGATATGCAACCAGTTTGATAATTGTTTGCTATTTGAAAATGAGAAGGAAATGTTTGAAGCATTCTTCCAACTCATTGAAGATGCTGACGTATTGACAGGTTGGAACTCAGAGGGATACGATATTCCATATATGGTTAATCGTGTAACACGTGTATTGAGTAAGGATGACACTCGTAAATTCTGTTTACTTGGGCAAATGCCTAAGTCCAGAACTTATGAGCGTTTCGGTAAAGAAGAAACTACATATGATTTAGTGGGTCGTGTTCATATGGACTATTTACAGTTGTACAAAAAGTACAACTACGAAAGTCGTCATAGCTATTCACTTGATGCAATCGGTGAAATGGAAGTTAATGAACGCAAAACACAGTATGAAGGAACTCTTGACCAGTTGTATAATAAAGACTTTAAGACATTTATCCAGTATAATAGACAGGATACAATGTTGATGGTCAAGATTCACAATAAACTTAAGTTTTTAGATTTAGCTAATGCACTAGCACATGAAAATACCGTGCTATTGCCAACTGTCATGGGGTCTGTTGCAATGATTGAAATGGCAATCATGAATGAGGCTCATGAACGTGGTATGGTAGTACCCGATAAAAAACGAAAGGAAATGCATAATGATGAACAAAAAGCGGCAGGTGCCTATGTTGCTACTCCCAAAAGGGGCATCCACGAATGGGTCGGGGCAGTTGATATCAACTCGCTCTATCCCTCGGTTATTAGAGCCCTCAACATGGCTCCAGAAACAATCATTGCACAAGTCCGGCAGTCTCTCACAGGACAATACATGCAAGATAAAGGAAGAAAATTAGCCAGTGAAAAGAAAAACTATAAAGAAGATGATGATGCTGTAACTGGTAGTATTTTATGGGAAGGTTTGTTTGGTAGTTTAGAATACACTGCCATAATGAACTGTGAGCGTGGTACTATGCTTACACTAGACTATGAAGATGGTCGAAGTGAAGAAATGAGTGCTGCTGAAATCTGGAAACTTATCTTTGATAGTCATAAACCATATATGATTAGTGCCAATGGTACTATTTTTACTTATGAAAAAGAAGGTGTGATTCCAGGACTACTCACACGTTGGTATACAGAACGTAAAGCAACTCAAAAGCAAGCTAAAGAAGCAAAAGATAAAGCAGAGTTTGAATATTACGACAAGCGACAACTTGTTCGTAAGATTTTGCTTAACAGTGCTTATGGCGCACTATTGAATGAGCATTGTCGCTTTTATGACAAGCGTATAGGACAAAGTGTAACATTGTCGGGACGACAAATTGTTAAACACATGATGAGTCAAATTAATTTGATTGTAGCAGGTGAATACAATCACGAAGGTCCTGCAATTGTATATGGTGATACTGATAGCTGCTACTTCAGTGCGTATCCAATCTTCAAAGAACAAATCGATAAAGGTGAGTTTAAATGGAGTAAAGAAGCCTGTATACAAATTTACGATGCAATAGCTGACGAAGCTAACTCTAGCTTCCCTACATTTATGGAACGTGCGTTTCATGCACCTCGAAAGAATGGTGAAATCATTAAAGCAGGTCGTGAACTGATCGGTGATCGTAGTATTTTTATCACTAAGAAGCATTACGCTATCAACATCTATGATAAAGAAGGCAAGCGTAAAGATAAAGATGGTAAGTTAGGTGATATCAAGGCTATGGGTCTTGACTTAAAACGTGCCGACACTCCTAAGTACGTACAAGAGTTTTTGATGAACGTATTGAAGATGGTTATTCAAGAAGGTAAAGGTCGTAATGAAGTGATTGATGCAATCAAGGATTTCAAAAAGATTTTATCTGCACAAGATTCATGGACTAAAGGTTCACCTAAATCAGTAAATAACTTGACTAGGCATACTGAAAACTGGGAAAAGACTGGCAAGTGTAGTGTTGGTCATGCTATGGCAGCTATTAATTATAACTATCTGCGTAGAGTTAACGGTGATAACTATTCTATGAAGATTGTTGATGGAATGAAGGTTATTGTTTGTAAACTTAAACCCAATCCATTGAACTTTACTAGTATTGCTTATCCAACTGATGAACTTAGACTGCCACGATGGTTCTGTGAATTACCATTTGATGACAATAAAATGGAACGCACCCTAGTAGACGAAAAAATTGAGAACTTATTGGGCGTTCTTAATTGGGATCTACGTAGCAATACTAATACGAATAGCACGTTCGATCAACTATTCAGCTTCGGATAAATTGCAGCTTGACGTTTGCAATAAATTCCACTATATTACACAATGATACAGCCTAAATAAATTAACACATAAAGGATAAACATGAAAGACTATTTACTTGACCTCATTCAACACACTCATGGTCTGGGCGAGATTGACCTCGTTAAAATCACCGGCACTGACAAAGAAACGCAGATTAATGCCGTAGCAGAAAACAAATCTGTTGTTGTTAGTGGAACTTTTAAAACTCCAATCGCAGATTTTATCGGTATATTTGGTATGCCCAATCTTGGCAAACTAAAGACTATTCTGAGTTTTGATGAGTATGATGACACCTCTAAAATTAATGTGACACGCACTAAGCGTGACAATGAAGATGTTCCTACTACAATTCACTTTGAAACAAAATCAGGTGACTTTATTAATGATTATAGGCTCATGTCTAAGACTATCGTAGAAGAAAAGGTTCGCACACTTATGTTTAAGGGTGCAAATTGGAACGTTGAATTTGAGCCCAGTGTTGCAGGTATCCTTCGCTTGAAAAAACAAGCAAGTGCCAACCACGAAGAACAACATTTTACCATGACTACTGTTGGTACTGACTTGAAAATCAACTTCGGTGATCCTAGTACTCATAGCGGTAACTTTGTATTTTATGCAGGTGTTAGTGGCAAGCTTTCCCAACCTTGGAAGTGGCCTGTTAGAGTATTTCAATCTATCATGGATCTTCCAGGTGACAAGAAAGTAAAGATTGCTGATCAGGGCGCCACGGAAATTACAGTTGATAGTCCGTTTGCGACTTACAAGTATCTATTGCCTGCACAATCAAAATGATTAAAGGAATATCCGCCGGTCAAGGTATAATAGTACAGGGAGGCGGTGTTCCGCACATATCTAAATCATATAGCAGTTCAACTACGTATCTAGTAGGTTCTGTCATGTTTGATTTAGATCAGCAGTGTCTTAAAGTATACGATGGCTCTGCATGGCAAACATGTTCTGGTGGCTTTGTTCAAATATCATTTGATAATGAAACAAAAAGTTTGTTAGAGTGGGCTAAGCAAAAGAGGCAAGAAGAACATGAACTCGATGCTCTTGCTCAGACTAATCCTACTATCAAAGACCTTATCAGACAAATAAAAGAAAAAGAAGAACAAATTTTGATTGTACAACAATTAATTAAAGAAGAAGTCAAAGTTGAAGCAAATTAATTTATCAAATCAACAAAATCCCGACTGGGCACTGTTTTTGCCGGCAGTGTCTAGTTTCTTTATTACTGGTTTGGGTAAACAGCGTGAAGGTGAAAATTATTTTGAAGCTAACCGTATACCTGCAGGTTTTAACGGTGATGTTGAATGCTTGAATTTCTTAAACAGTAAGCAAGGACTATTCACATACAAGTGGGGTTTGTACTCTGCTGGCCATGCTAACTTAGATCCAACTAAAAACGATAACGCAGAATCTATCATTCGTAAACGTGAAAGTGGTACGTTTATGTTAGGTGATAGCGGTGGCTTTCAAATTCTTAAAGGTCAATGGCCCGCTGACTGGAAAGATCCTAATTGTCCTAAGGCATTGGCAAAGCGTAAAGAAGTACTACTATGGATGGACACATACATGGATTACGGCATGTGTTTGGACGTACCCAGTGAGAGCTATAGAAACACAAAAGCATTCGAACAACACAAAATTCGTAATCTTGCTGATGCTGTAAAAGCCACACATATAAATAACGAATACTTTATCAAAAATCGTAACGGTAATTGCAAATTCTTAAACGTCATGCAAGGACTAACGCATGAAGATAGTGATAGCTGGTACGAAGAAATGAAAAAGTACTGTGATCCAAAAGTATACCCTGATAATCATTTCAATGGCTGGGCATTTGGTGGTCAGAATAAGATTGACGTAGACTTGATGTTGCGTAGGCTTGTTGGTATTATTCATGATGGTTTACTACAAGAAGGTAAGCACGATTTACTTCACTGCTTGGGTGTAAGTATCATGGAGTACGCTGTACTCTTTAGTGACATACAACGAGCCATACGAAAATATCATAATCCCAAATTTCAAATTACTTTTGACTGTGCTAGTCCATTTTTTAGTGCGGCTAAAGGTCTTGCTTATTTCAATACTAGCATTGAGCACAACAAGAAGTGGTCTTACAGTATGGAAAAGACCGCAGAAAATAAAGATTATGCCAACGATAACCGTAAGTTTATCGACGCTGTTTTACAAGACGGCATCCATAAGTTATTTGCAGATAGTCCAGTTACTGATAGAATGTTAGTTCGTGACTTGTGTTATCGTGGTCATGGATTTATAAACAATCAAGGTAAAGAAACAAAAACAAGTTGGGACACATTAAGTTATACGTTGTTACAAGCACATAATGTTTATCAACATATTGTAGCAGTACAAGAAGCTAATCGTAGATATGGACAAGGTATAATGCCTAAGATGCTAATAAACAAATTTGAAGATATGCATTTTGGAGATGTCATTGACGAAATTTTTAAACTTAACAACAAAGATAAAAGTTTAGCATTAATTAAACAACATGAGAATCTATGGACTCAAATGCAAAGTGGTAGCCAAGGATTGAGTGGTAAAAAAACAATTAACGCAATCACTATGTTTAATAAGCTATTTGAAGATCAACCTAATTTTGAATCGGAATTAGTTGATAACGAAGATGACGGAAACGAAATTATTAATTCGGCATTAGGAGAATGATATGTATAGTGAAAAAATTCGTAGACTTGAAAACGTGTTCGCGGATCAAACAACAAAGATTGATCTTTTAAAAAATGATGCTAGTAAAGCAATGGAATTAAAAACGTTAATAGAACAACGATCAAACACGTTAACTGAATTGAGCAAGTTGAGACGTTTACAATATGAAGAACATGAAAGAGTTAGATTTGATGATGACCGCTGAAATTAAAATATACGGAAAGTCTAAACATAAACTTAATCCTTTATAATTGCTTTTCGTGTTTCAATAACTTAAAATACATGTCAAGAAAGAAATAATATGAACATGCAACGTGATACCGAGCTTCAACTGAAGCGTGAAAGAATTCGTAATAAAGCTAATAGAATGATCTGGGTTACCTTTAGAAAAGAAGGTGTTCATAAATATCCGGCGGCAGCCAGCGATCCGAAACTTAAAACAGAAGATATGTATGATGTTTCTTTTTTGGGTTATCCTCATAGACATATTTTTCATTTTAATGTTGCTATTCAAGTTTGGCATAACGATAGGGATATAGAATTCATCCAATTTAAGCGTTGGCTTGAACAATTGTGTGACCAAGGTTTATTGTCTCTAGACTTTAAAAGCTGCGAAATGATTAGTGATGACTTGTATGAACTAATTGCTAATCGTTATCCAGGACGTGACATTGAAATTACCGTCAGTGAAGATGGTGAAAACGGTGCCACAATTCATTATAAAACTCATCAACCTATTCAACAACTAGCCATATAAGGAGAAACGTAATGGCAAAACCTGATATTAAACCTAATCCTCGTGTTAATCAAATTTTTGAGGACTTAGAAAAGTATCTTGAATTCTGTAAGACTTATGGTTATAAGTTTGACGAAGCCGAGATATACAATAATAAAAGTTTTATATATCGACAGTTTACTAAATATCTTACAGGAAAACCTGTAAAAGATATGTGGGAAACTGATGCTAAAACCGAATAAAGTTGTACTGGTGACCGGAGGATTTGATCCTATTCACTCCGGTCACATCGAGTATTTCAAAGCAGCAAAAGAATTGGGAGACATTCTAGTAGTAGGACTTAATTCTGATGCATGGTTGGCCCGTAAAAAGGGCCAACCTTTTATGCCATTTATAGAACGACACAGTATTATCGAACATTTGTATATGGTAGATCATTGTATCATTTTCAATGATAATGACGACTCTAGTATTGAGGCGATTAAAAATGTAAGAATGCTATATCCAGACTGTGAAATAGTTTTTGCCAACGGCGGTGATCGAACTAAAGAAAACATACTCGAAATGCAACACCAAGATTCAAATCTAACGTTTGAATTTGAAGTGGGTGGAGCTATTAAAAAAAATAGTTCTAGTTGGCTGTTACAAGAATGGAAAAATCCTAAATACAAACGGCCATGGGGATGGTATCGGGTACTAGATGACAAACCTGGTTATAAAGTAAAAGAATTAGTTATAGAACCGGGTGAAAAACTAAGTATGCAACGTCACCTTTTACGATCGGAGCATTGGTATGTTCTTAAGGGCAAATGCGATGTTGCAACTATATACAATAATGTTAAAATGACAATCACAAAGGAAGTAAACGAAACCTACATCATTGGGCAAGGTGTTTGGCATCAAGGTCAAAATAATTACGCTGACCCGTGTCATATACTAGAAGTTCAATATGGTCTACGTTGTGTAGAAGAAGATATAGAGAGAAAAGATGCGTAAATTATTTTATATGGGACTTGAGCCCTACAAAGCTAGATATACACTACAATTGCAAGATTGGAACGTAGAAGTTTTTAAACGTAGAAAAATTAACTACGTTGTTGTACCCGGTGAAACACTTAGCAATGACAAGGCTATCGTGACTGGCCAAGTATTAGATGCACATGGGCGTACCTATTTCGGTATGAGCCAACTAATGAATTTAGTAAAAATGATGAAGCACGGGGAAGTTACTAATGAAGATGTTATCTACTTTGAGGACATGTTTCAGCCCGGTATCGAAAGCTTACCTTATATACTCAATCAAGTTCCTAGTGATTCATGTCCCCGTATCTATGTTCGCTGTCTTGCTCAGTCCATTGATCCTGATGATTTTGTGCATGTATGGGGTATGGCGAAGTGGATGGGACACTACGAAAAAATGGTTAATGAGTTCGTGGACGGAGTTCTCGCCACGAACGAAGAAATGGTTGCTCATATGCGTATTGCTGGATGGACTGCTCCTATTTACAATATTAGCGGTTTAGCATTCGGTAAAAATGAAGTTGTTAGTCGTGTAGAAAAGTATGTACCTTTTCATGAACGTAGGAATCGAGTAGTTTTTTCTGCACGTTGGGATCAAGAAAAACAACCAGATTTTTACATGGATCTTATTGAAGCTTGGCACAAGCGTCACCCTAATCAAAATATTACGTTTGCTGTATGTAGTGGCGGAAAATTAAAAAGCAACAACGATAGTTACATGAAGCGAACTAGAAAATTACAAGATGAAGGTAAGCTTTTCGTATACGAAGATTTAGAAAAAAATGATTACTATGATATTGTCAACAACAGTAAGGTAGTGTTCAATTGTGCGTTACAAGATTGGGTTAGTAATACAGTAAGCGAAGCCGATGCACTTGGTTGCAATGTATTATATCCTGCATATCGTAGTTTTCCCGAAACATTCGCCAATGATCATGAGCGCATGTATATTCCATGGTCTATAGATGACGCATTAAACAAGTTAGAGCAATTGATCAAGAGGCCACATCCTAACATTGGAAAGATCAGCTCTTATAACAATAGTACTATAGATAGGATATGTGATATCCTTGAAGGTAAAGGGGACAAATATCTTAGAATGTCGTCAGATTATAGAAAACACACACGAGAATCAAAATATGCTTGACAATTGTAGGAAAAATAATGCTCATAGAAAATGAACCAAAGTTAGATTTCAAAGATGTTCTTATTAGGCCAAAGCGTAGTACGCTTAGCAGTCGCAAAGAGGTTGATTTAAACCGCACGTATAAATTTAAACATAGTGGATGGGAATGGACTGGTGTCCCAATCATGGCTGCTAACATGGATGGAGTAGGAACTTTTAATATGGCAGAAGCATTACAAGAACATAAAATGTTTACTTGTCTTGTTAAAAGTTATGTGCTGAATGATTTTATCTATATGCAAGAACTTATCAATGGCAAGCATTTTGCTGTTAGTACAGGGACCAGCGATCACGATTGGTCTAAATTACAACAAATTCTAAATGCATTTCCAGAATTTCATTTTATTTGCATTGACGTAGCAAATGGATACAGTGAACACTTTGGAGATTTTGTTGCTAAAGTTCGTGCTAGATATCCCAAACATACAATCATTGCTGGTAATGTTGTTACGGCAGATATGACACAGGAGTTAATTTTACGTGGCGCAGATATTATTAAAGTTGGTATTGGGCCTGGTAGTGTTTGTACTACTCGTATTCAAACTGGGGTGGGCTACCCACAACTTAGTGCTATTATTGAATGTGCCGATGCTGCTCACGGTCTTGGTGGTCATATTGTGGCTGACGGTGGATGTACTTGTCCTGGTGATGTTGCTAAAGCTTTTGGTGCGGGTGCTGACTTCGTAATGCTAGGTGGTATGCTAGCTGGGCATGACGAGGGCGGTGGAGAAGTAATTACAAATCATTTTAAAACCAATGAAGTCCTAACCAAAGAAGTTGATAAAGATGGTATTATGCTAATTCATAACTATAAAGTTGAAGAAAAAAAGTTTGTTCAATTTTACGGTATGAGTAGTGATACTGCAATGGAAAAACATCACGGTGGTGTAGCAAGTTATCGTAGTAGCGAAGGACGCACTGTAAAAATTCCTTACCGAGGCAAAGTAAATGATACTGTATTAGATTTGCTAGGTGGATTGCGTAGTGCTTGTACTTATGTGGGTGCCCCTACACTAAAACAACTTAGTAAATGTACCACTTTCATTAAAGTCAACAGACAAATTAATGATGTTTTCTTAAAGTGATAAATACATATGTTGCATAAAGGCAACTAATTAGACTTAGGTCTCGTTGAGCATTAACGTTAGATGCTTTGAAAGGAACATATGTATAAACTTTATCAAATAACCAATACGATTAACGGAAAATCGTACATAGGTATCACAAAACTCTCAATACATGAAAGATGGAATGTTCATGTATCCAATTCAAGAAAGCCCAAATATCCAATACATCATGCTATAGCAAAATATGGGCATGAAGTATTTATTATTAAATTGCTTGAAGAAAGTGAAGACCGCAACCTTATTTCTTCTTTAGAAGAATCAACTATTCGGCAATTAAAAACGCATATAACACAACAAGGGTATAATATTGCTAAAGGTGGCTTCGGCGGAGATTTAGGTCTAGTTGTAAATCATAAAAGAAAAGAAACAATAAAAAATCTAAGCCCAGAGAAGAAACAAGAATGGACTAAGAATCTTAGCATGGTAAGAATAGGAAAGAAACATTCTACCCAAACTAAGGAAAAAATGTCTAAGTTACAAAAAGATCGAGGCGGGTACGGTCCTGAAAAACATTCAGCCTCAACTAAAGAAAAAATCTCAAAGGGTAATAGAGGAAAAACTCGTTCAGAAATCTCTAGACAACACTATAGAGAATCTGCTAAAATAAGAGGAACTGGCCCTCAATTACAAGGTAAAAAAGTTAGTTGCCTTTGCTGTAATAGAGCATGGGATTTAGGTAATTTCGCACAGCACATAAGGAAAATAAATGAGTTTTAACAAACAAAAAACAGACCCTGCACTAGGATTAAAAGTACATGAACATTTGGTTAAAATGGGAGTAGAAACGCCAACTGTTGTTAATGGATTGAGCCGAACAGACAAAATAGATATTATTGAAGCAAAATTTACAGACATTATGAAGGCATTAGGTCTTGATTTGACTGATGACAGCCTAATTGAAACTCCTAAGCGAGTGGCAAAAATGATGGTAACCGAAACAATGTGGGGATTAGACTACGAGGCTTTTCCTAAGTGCACAACAGTAAATAATAAGATGAAGTATAACGAAATGGTGGTAGAAAGAAATGTCTCAGTTCAAAGCAATTGTGAGCACCATTTTGTTGTTATTGATGGTCTTGCTACTGTGGCATATGTCCCTAAGGATAAAGTTCTGGGACTATCTAAAATCAATCGTATCGTAGAATACTTTAGTAAGCGCCCACAAATTCAAGAGCGGCTAACCGAGCAGATTTTTCACACATTGCAGTTTATTCTTGAAACTGAAGATGTTGCTGTTATGATTGACGCGCAACATTATTGTGTCAAGAGCCGAGGCGTAGAAGATACTGGAAGTTCTACTGTCACAAGTAGATTGGGCGGTGGTTTCAAAACAGATCAAGCAGCCCGAGCAGAGTTTCTTAATATTGCTATGAAGGGCTGCAAGTAATGGAGTACTTTATTTTTGGTATGGTAGTAGGATATTATATACTTTATCCTATTCAACAAGCTATCAACAAAGGTTTTTCTGAATCCCACAAATCAACATGTTGTGCTGGCAACTGTAATCAAGGTCGTAAGTGTACCTGTGTACCGAAGGATTAAAAGTGGGATTTATAAAACCAATGGATTACAATGATGTACATCATCAAGTTTACATGGCGGGAATAGAACTTCATAGTCCATATAACGATGGCTACAATCAATGGATGATTAAACAAGAGTTATATCGTATCAAATGGTTAGTAGATAACATTCTTAAGGATAGTCCTACTTTTTCAGGAGAGGAAGAATTCTTAAAAGAACATGAGCAAGTAGTAATGTGGCGTAAACTCAAAAATTAAAAATATAGAGTAAAGAAAGTTTTATATAAATGATTTTCAACAGAGTTAAAGACCTTAAGGATCAAGGTAAAAGAATTGGTATAACGTTTAGCCAATTTGATTTGCTTCATGCAGGGCATATTGCTATGTTGGCTGAAGCTAAAAACCACTGTGATTATCTTATTGCAGGATTACAAAACAATGCAAATTGGGATCGCCCTGAAAAGAATGCACCCATTCAAAGTATTGTTGAAAGGCAAATACAATTAGCTGCGGTTAAGTTTGTAGATGAAATTGTCGTGTATAATACGGAAAAAGACTTAGAAGATATACTATTGACATTACCCGTAGATGTGCGTATACTAGGTGTTGAGTACATGGAGAAAGATTTTACAGGACGAGCGATATGCGAGAAGCGAAAAATAGAACTTATATTCAATGGTCGTGATCATAGTTTCAGTAGTTCTAACCTACGCAAACGTGTTGCAGAAGCTGAACAAAATAAAAACAGTAAATAAAGATAGCGGTCTAGGGCATTCATCCCGCTTTACAAATTCTGCATGTCATCAAACTTGCTACTTTTAAAGGAGACTAGAGATGGCAAACTTACAACCAATAGCTTACAAATATGTGAGCACAAAAGAATATCACGATGCGTTTCCGTGTGCATATCGCCAATGGCGTGCTAATAGTCATTGTAATCTTATACACGGTTATAGTTTCAGTATGAAATTCTATTTTGGTACAAATGAGTTAGATGTTCGTAACTGGGCTATGGACTACGGTGGATTAAAAGAATTAAAGAAAATTCTTGAGGATCAATTTGATCATACACTACTAGTTGCAGAAGACGATCCGGAATTAGAAACATTTAAGATGTTACAAGAAAAGAAGTTGGCTAAACTTACCATACTTCCTAGATTGGGATGTGAGGGCTTAGCTGATATGCTTTACAAATACGTAAACAGTGTATACATCCCAGACATGTTGGGTGAGCATGAAGCAACTAGATTGTGGTGCTACCGTGTAGAGGTTCGTGAGACACAAAGCAATATGGCTTTCCGTGAAGGTCACCGCGAATGGAATGAGGACTTGTCTGAAGGATTTGAGTAAAAATATGAAGGTTTGAACTTGTAAATGCATTACGTATTGAAATCTCAATCTGAGTATGCGTTATCCGAATCAGTGTTAAAAAACTACGGCTGCACAAAACTTTCAAATTATTTTGAAATTCACACTAATGGAAATATTAGTTTGTGTTGTTATACCTGGCTTCCTGTTTTTTGCGGTAACATTCTAGAAAATTCACCTGAAGAAATATTAAACAATACAAAAAGGTTGAAATTGATTGACGACATGAGTAAAGGAGAGTATACCGAGTGTAATGATCATTGCCCTTATATTAGTGCTACGTTAAACGGCAGTAGATATCCATCTGAATGGGTAGTTCCAATAAATAGTTTTAATCAAGAAAAAAACATCAAACCTTATGTCATAGGATTAAGCTATGATACATCGTGTAATTTACAATGTCCAAGTTGTCGAAATAGCCTACAATTTTTTCAACTCGATGAAAATAAAAAATTATCCGAGATTCATGAGAAAACAAAACAGTTTATTGATTTCTTATTGGCAAAGGGTATAAGCCTGATAATCGTTATTAGTGGTAGTTCTGATCCTTTTGCAGGACCCACATTTTGGAATTACTTGAAAGAGTTGTCTTTAAATCCTGAATCGGATATTAGATTACAATTAATAACCAATGGCACTTTAATGACACAAACTAAGCTACTAGAAATAAAACCTTTATTACCAAAGATAACACAAATTACTTTAAGCATAGATGCCGCTGATGAAACTACGTATAAAATAGTACGTAAAAATGGATCTTTCAGAAAGTTAGAAGAAAATGTAAAGAATCTCAATGATTTAATTTCAAATGGGTTTTTACCAAATCTCAGAGTATTAGTATCTACATTTGTTGTCCAAAAGAGAAATTTTAGGGAAATGAAGGAATTTATATTGTGGCAATTGTGTTATAATAACATACACAAAATTTATTTTTCTGCAGTAGCACAATGGGGACACATTAACGATATTGATTTTCAACTAAATTTTTGTCTTAATGAAGAAGAAAAAATAGAATTGAAAGAAATCTTGAAGGATCCAATATTTTCTCATCCTAAAGTTATGTTGGGTAATGTACTTAGTCTTATAAAGTGAATATATGAATCAAATTAAAGTTAGCGAATTGTTCTATTCAATACAAGGAGAAGGCAGATACATGGGTGTACCTAGTGTCTTTCTTCGAACATTTGGATGTAATTTCAAATGTGCAGGATTTGGCATGCCCAAAGGACAATTGAGTGAGGAGAGAATACAAGTTGCGCAATCCATAAAAACTTATAAAGATTATAAATCCCTACCACTTGTCAGCACAGGATGCGACAGCTATGCATCTTGGGACCCAGCTTTTAAACATCTTAGTCATTACTATAGTACCGCTGATATTGTTACTAGGATTATGGATTTACTTCCTAGACACAGTTGGCAAGATGAGCACTTGGTTATTACGGGCGGCGAACCGTTACTAGGATGGCAACAGTTGTATCCTGAATTACTAAGTCATCCAAACATGTTGCCTCTTAAAGAATTGACATTTGAAACAAACGGAACACAAGAGTTAGGTCCAGAACTTAAAAAGTTTTTTCAAAAGCAATGGCATAAACAGAAGGGTCTTGAGACTATTACATTTAGTGTTAGCGCAAAACTTTCTAGTAGCGGAGAGAAACGTGAAGATGCTATCTGTCCTGAAGTTGTGCGTGAGTACGAAATGTATGGACATGCATATTTAAAGTTTGTTATTGCTACGCAAGAAGATATTGAAGAAGTATTAGAAGTAGTAGACATTTATCGTAAGTCAGGTTTTATGGGTAACGTCTATGTCATGCCAGTAGGCGGAGTAGAGAAAGTTTACAATATGAATAACAGAAAAGTGGCAGGGTTTGCAATGAAGCATGGTTTGAGATATAGTGACAGACTTCAAGTACCTCTTTTCAAGAACCTTTGGGGTACGTAAAATAGTATCATAAATATATATTTATATCACGGTAGATTTTGGCATGGATGCCCGAAAACATATGACCCCGAAATGATTCATCCTATAGTTAAACTACCCATGAAAGATTTATATGAAAAAACAATCATGTATGAAACCAAAATCAAAAATGCAGGATATAACCTAATAGTAAAATGGGGAACTTAATGACAAGAGTAATTTTGACACCTAATCAATTTGAAAAAATCAAAGAAGTATTTGAACAATATGATGTTGATTATGTAGAATGGAACGAAGAATCTAGTAGTGGAATTGGTCCTACAGTTACGCTTAGGTTTCAACCAAAAAAAGATGTAATTATTGACATTACAGATTTAAGGAGCTGGTAATGTTTTACGTCAATGATCCCGAATTTGGGTTTAAAACACGTTGTATAGGTACTGAGTTAAAATTTGTATTCTTTCCTAAACGGTGTTTTATTAGTGAAAAAATATTGTGGTTAGAGTATGCTTACCGACAAACAGCAATGTATACTGGTCCCGGTGAGCCTGTGTTTGAATACCGTTGGTATGACAAAACAGAATTTATTATAGCAAAGATAAAAGAAACAATTTAATGGAAACACATAAAAGAACAATAGCTAGAATGATTAGCTATCGTATTACAGCCTGGTTATTCACTATATTATGGACATATATGTTTACAGGAAACATCGGGCAAGCGACAGGTTTTGCTACTGCATTACATATTTTACTGAGTGTCGATTATTATATTCATGAACGAATTTGGCTTAAAATTAAATGGGGTAAAACAGAGTGAAGACTTATCAAAAACGGATAGGATTCTTGGTTAGTTATCAAACACTAATTCCACATGGTGGTATTGGTCAATTTGCAAAAAGTTTTTGCGAGTTAATGGATGAATACAATATCAAGGTTGATATCATAACAGATAAAGAACCTAAAGATAATGAATTCGTAAAGTCATTGAAGGCAAACATCATTGCACCACTTAGTTCATTGCCATATACTGACCATAGCAATATCTTTATGTATGGTGATACGTTTTGCTATGAGCGTATGGTTAACTTTCGAAATGCTATCATAGAAGCACTAGAACACAACCTATATGATGCTTTTATCTGTAATACATACGAATCTATACAGGTAGCATTAACAATGGGTCTTGAAGATTGTATCCAAGTAATAGCTTATACACATTTAGAAAGTCAAATCTTCAAAGATACTAAGAATCCATTTTTACATTCTACTAACGACATGATGCGTAAGCAACTTGAATGTAACAGTTTATGGATTGGAACACAAAGTAAATTTAATCAAATCTCAATGAGCAATGGATCATGGTATCTTCCTATCCCCATTACTGAAAGAGCATTGCTAGAAGAATATAAAGGTCATCGTGAGGGTGTACTATTTGTAGGTCGTTGGGAAGAAGGAAAGAATCCTGAACTATTCATTGACTTGATAGAACAAACAAAGTTACCTGCTAAGGTAATGACTAGCCCCAATGGTGTGAAGAAATTTGAAGACCGACTAAAAAAGATTGGCGTTTCTTATGATGTACGTGCCAGTATTGTAGGACAAGAGAAAGTAGACTTTATCAAGAGTTCACGCATTGCATTTAATCCTAGTATTGTTGAAAGCTATGGTATGGCGTTCTACGAACAGCACATACAATTGCCCACACTAGTGTTAGAAAATCAACGTTGGACTAATAACTTCAATGAGGAGTTTTTCTATAAATGTACTAAAAAGAACATGGCACAAAAGGCACTAGAATTGTATGAGAAGTTTGAAAAACCAGAAACTTACTACAGTTTGGGTGCATTAGAACATGCCAACTCTATAGAGAAAAGAGCATTTCATCGTTGGAATGATTGTTTTCATGAGTTTTCAGCAAAACAGTCAAACACTAATACGGCAAAAATTTGTCAGGAAACTACAGTAAAGCTACAAGATTACATCAGAGAACTAAATCGTAAAATTATTTGTATTGATGATATTCGTAGTGTGTTAGCTAACAAACACAAATTTCGTGTCATCTATACTGACGAAGATACATATTTGACCAAAGACCCTAACTTTGAACCCAAAGAAGAAGTAACGGGCTTGGCATTATTTGAAGAAATGTAATGAAGAAGATTTTAATTACGGGCAGCGCAGGATACATAGGTTCACATTTATGTGATATGTTGATGGGAGAATATGAAGTTCACGGACTAGATATTGCACCACAAAAAGTAGAGATAGATAAATTTTACAACATCGACATTAATAAACAATTTTTAATCGATGGTATAGAGTTTGATGCAGTCATACATCTAGCTGCACTAACCAGTGTAGGTGAAAGTCAAGAAAGGCCAATCAGCTATTACATTACTAACCTAAACGGCACAATGAATGTACTAAACAAATGTAAGACAAAGAATTTTATATTTGCAAGTACAGGAGCAGCACAAGATTGTCTAAGTGCCTATGGTGTTAGTAAACGTGCAGCAGAAGATGTAGTTCGTGCATATACAAAAATGGCAGGGGCCGAGTATACAATCTTTAGATTTTATAATGTAATTGGTTCTACTGTAACAATGCCGACGAATCCTGATGGATTGTTTTATAATTTAAACAAAGCACGTGAATCAGGATCTTTTACTATATACGGCAATGATTACCCTAACACTAGCGACGGTACATGTGTACGTGATTATTTGCACGTAGAAGAAGTTTGTCATTCTATCAAGATGGCTATAGAGAAACCTGCCAATAACACAGAATGCTTAGGACACGGTGTAGGATATACAGTTAGAGAAATAGTAGATTTATTCCAACGTGTCAATGATTGTGACTTTGATATTGTCAAAGGTCCTCGTCGTGATGGTGATATTGAATACTATGTGTTAGAGAACGTAAGTCCGTATATGAAAAATCTATACTCTATCGAGGATTTGTTAAAGATACAATAAATGTTTTCAGTTATTATCAAAAACAAAGATAGTAATGAGATAAGCCGACTTGTCAAAGAACTAAAAGATAGTGGTTTGACAGTCGGCGTTGATTTTGATTTTATGTATTCTACCGGTAAGTATGATTGGGAAATGCAAACTGAAATACCCAGACAAACTGAATTTGTATTTTACAATGAACAGGCAGGTTTAATTTTTTCTTTGAAGTACTTAGATTAGTGCTTCAATAGTAATGTACTTAGAACCCCTGCACTCTTAGCTGTAATATCTGGTTCACCGGGAGTAATAATGACATTGTATTGAACTGGTGTCTTTTCTTTTCCCCCATTGGTCTTAGCATCCCATTCATCATAACTTAATATACTGCTAGGACTTAACTTGTATTCCTGTGCCAATCGATTTTTTAATTCAGGTAACTTACTAGGTATCACTTGCCATTGGCCTTCTGGACCCTTAACTAAGTTCTTCTTTTCATCCTTAATTAATAAATCATAGAATAAGTCACTAGGAACAATTCTACTATTTTTTGTTGTTTCTAATTCAGGATCTTGTGCTTTAATTTTTTTCTCTTGGCTAGTACTTGCACCCTCACTCCAATTGATCATGAAGTTATCTGGTTTTTTACCTAATGCAACGTCAGCAACTTTCGTATATGCATAGAAATCAACGTTTGGTAATTCACTTGCTAACTTAAATGCCATTGCAGCATATTCTGGACTAAAGAAATCACCAGCATCATGCCAACGAATACTTACCTTGTAGCCGCCCTTCTTACCTTTTGCTTCTTCTTTAGTAATCTCTGCTTTTAATTGATTGAAGAACCCGTCTGGGTCATTTAACAAATATGTAAGAATCCTACCGTCGCTTAGCCATGGTCCTTGGAACTGCACCTTACCACCTTTCATAGCAAAGCAATCTACTTTACAACTGCCGGCGCCCGGACAAGTGTTAACGATAATTAATTCATCCGTTTGTTCGTCAAGTGCAATACCAACTAATGCAGCAAAACCAATATTAAAGAATTGTTCTAATGCACCATCACTATGCTTCATCTTCTCATTCTTTTTGAGAAGTGCTTTTGGTCTTTCTGCTAGTGCTGCCTTAATGGCATCAGTATTATATTTTTTACCTTCTTCGTTATAGTAACCAATTACGCTACTGCGGTGAATATATGGTAGTTTGTATTTGTCAGTTTTTTGTTTTTGTTGTGTGCGAATGCGATCTAAATAATCGGTTAACTCTTTATCACCGATTGGACGAGTAGGAGCAGCAAGTTTGGTTGCCTCCGCTACACCTTCTTTTTGATTAAGTTCATCGGCCTTTTTCTGAGCAGCATCTTTACTAATGAAATCAGTAGCACCTAACTTATTAGCCCATACCCTACGTTTTTGATATCCCGTAATAACATAGTAACGCCCTGTAGCCACAGATTGTTCTACACGCCAATAAGTAGATTCACCTCTTTTGGCCTCATCAATTTCCTTTTCATCTTCAGGTTCTTCACCGGCATCACTCTTAGCAACGAATTGCTGAGGTGTCATAATTTGTATACCTTCAGGGGCTCCAGGTAGTTTTGGTTCGGCGCCTTCCATTAATTCTATGTATTTCATGTTGATTTCCGTAAATTTGACAATAAATTATCTTTTGTGTTACACTATATAGATATTTATCATATTGGACATCTTATGCACACTTTCGACACATCCATTAAACGCATCGGCTTTGCATGCAAATGGGCAGAAATCAACAAAAAAAAGGAAATCGTTAGTACCGAAGGTCTCAATACAGGCGGTACTACCCATGCATGGGCTAAACGTCAAAAATCTAGGAAAATTGTTGAAGACAAGCTTATTGATGTTGCCAAACGCAATATTCTTAATACTCATGCACTTGTCAAAAAAGTAGCACAATTGCCAAAACCACTGCGTATGTTGCGTATCACCAGTGACATGTTTTCATTCTACACTATGGATGAATACAAAGACTTTTGGCATAGCACTGAAGTTCAGAATTCCCTCGAACGTTGGATGGCTCCAATTGGCGAAACTGCGCGCCAGCACGATGTTCGTCTTAGTTTTCACCCAGACCAATTCGTAGTTCTTGCGAGTGATCGTCCTGAGGTAGTAAATAAGAGTATAGAGGAGTTTGAATATCATGCAGATATGGCCCGTTTCATGGGGTACGGTAAACAATTTCAGGACATTAAAATCAACGTCCACATCTCGGGTCGCGCCGGTCCAGAAGGCATCCGACAGGCCTACAAGAGATTGTCTACAGAAGCACGAAATGGTCTCACAATCGAAAACGAAGAAATCAGTTGGGGTCTCGATTCTTGCTTAGAATTGTCTGATCTTGTTCCCATCGTACTAGATATTCATCACCACTGGATACACACAGGAGAATACATTGAAAATAATGACGACCGTATTAAAATGGTTATTGATAGTTGGCGTGGTGTTCGCCCTGCTATGCACTATTCCGTCTCTAGGGAAGATGTACTTATTGGCCATCCCGGACACGAACGCCCCGCTCTTCGGACGCTACTAGAGAGTGGGCATAACAAGCAAAAGCTACGTGCCCATAGTGACTACTACTGGAACAAAGCCGTCAATCAATGGGCTGTGTCACACAACGAATGGGCAGACATTATGTGTGAGAGCAAGGCGAAAAATCTCGCATCATTCAAACTTTATGAGGAATATGTAAATGGGAATATTTGACAAGCTATTTGGTAAAAAAGAGGTAAAGGAGCCCTTGCCGGCTCCTAGTCCGGTTTCTGAACCCAAACCTGAAAAAGAGAAAAAACCTCGTAAACCTCGCAAACCTCGCGCAAAGACACCTCCCAAAGAGTTGTCACCTAAAGAATTAGCGACACAGAACGGCGAACCCTACATTAACATTCTTAAAATGGAACTAGATCCCAATGATGTTAATAATGGGGCATTTGAACTTGATTGGAATGATAAATTCGTACTGAATCTGATACGTGCCGGATACAAGATTCGTAAGGAAGATACTGAACAACAAATTGTGGATCGTTGGTTTCAAACAGTCTGTAGAAACATTGCATTGGAAATTTATGAACAACAGCAAGCAGATCCTGATAAACGTGACATGAGGGTAATTAGGTCTAGAGATATAGGTGATGGTAGGTCTGAGGTCAGTTAATATTTTGGATACCCAAAAATCGTTGACATTTAATCTAAATAGTAGTATATTTACGACTGTCTGTACCACTATATACTATCCCACACATGAATTACGCACTCATTGATACTGCAAACACTTTCTTCCGTGCCCGACACATTGCCAGTCGCAATAGCGATACTTGGGAAAAAATCGGTATGGCCCTACATCTCACACTAGCAAGTGTGAACCAAGTAGTTCGCAATCACAAGATTGACCACGTTGTATTCTGTCTGGAAGGCAGATCATGGCGTAAGGAATACTACAAGCCATACAAAGCCAATCGTAAACTTGATGAGTCGGTTATGACCGACACAGAAATCGAGGAAAACAAAATGTTCTGGGAAACGTATGAAATGTTTACTACATTTCTGCGTGAGAAGACCAACGTGTCTGTACTGCGTGAACCCAACGCTGAGGCAGATGACTTAATTGCCCGATTTATTCACCTGCATCCCAATGACTCGCATTACATTATTAGTTCTGATACTGATTACGTTCAGCTTATTGATGAAAACGTGTTCCAATACAATGGCGTATCAAACGAACTCATCACACTCAATGGGTTCTTCAAGGACAACGGAAAGCCTGTACTAGATAAAAAAACTAAGCAACATAAATTGCTAGAAGATCCGCAATATCTACTTTTCAAAAAGTGCATGCGAGGTGATGCCACTGACAATGTATTCAGTGCTTATCCTGGTGTTCGTGAGAAAGGTAGCAAGAACAAAGTTGGTCTTGTCGAGGCTTATGCTGATCGTACAAAGCAGGGTTTCAACTGGAACAACATGATGCTACAACGTTGGTTGGATCACGATGGTGTTGAACATCGTGTGCGTGAGGATTATGAACGCAACCGTACACTGATTGATTTGACTGCACAGCCTCAGGATGTAAAGAATCGTGTCGATACTGCAATTCGTCAGGGTGTACGTATTGAAACTACTCCTCAAGTTGGTGTTCACTTCATGAAATTCTGTGGCAAGTATGAACTGACCAAAATCAGTGAACAAGTCGAAACGTATGCTAAGTGGCTCAACAATCCATATAAAGGTTCTTTGTAATGAAACTAACTAGCAAGACTAGCGGCATACGCACAATTAGGTCTGCTGATCCAGACTTTATTATCAGAAATGATTTGATGGTAGTACCACGCGCCGGCTTTGAAGTTAGTGATAAATGTCCTGCAGAATACAAATGTATTCTTTTAGAGTGTATTAATAATAAATGGTTACTACCTGTTGCTCACGTTAAAGATAGTGAATTATTTTGGGATGCATTTTCAAAATGACTACTAATACAAAATTATTGTGTAAGGATTGCAAACATAGTTTTGTTCCGTTGTTCGGAAGAATTGCATCTCTTCCGTTTGCGCCTGAAGCGGTATTTTACAAATGTAAACTTTCTAAAAAAGAAAAACATGTTCATTTCAACCCGGTAACTGGGCCTCGTCGTGTAGAGACAACTTATGATAGTTGCAGCATAGTACGATCAACTTGGAACGAACTATGCGGAGAAGAAGGCAAGTCTTGGACTCCCAAAAATAAAAAACATTTATTTCTTGCAATTACAAGAGGTGAATCATGAAGAAAATTTTCTATGAAAAAATTGGTCGTAAGTATGTTCCTGTAAAGGAGTATGATCAAACTCTTATGGATGCTATGCCCAAAGGTGCTCACTTAGTATGTGTGTATCCTGGTGGACAAAGCACACGTTATAATGTGAATGTTGCTTATGCACCTATGATTGCTGCCGGTCGAGTAGCCCAAGATGCAGTGTGCAAAGCTATTGCGAAGGCGCAAGAAGTCAGACCTAAATCTCAGCCTTTCACTGAACATCAAATGAAGCTATGGCGTGAATTGGCCGAAAGCTTTCGTCAATATGATTATCCACTGATTTGGCCTGCTGCTGTAGATGCAGGAGAAGCCGCAGTAAAGGCTATGATGGAAGAAGCAGAAAAGCTTATGACACATCCTAGCGTTAAAAAAGCCTATGAACACTTTCTACTTGTGTGTGAGTTGACTAAAGATGAGCAAACCTGATTCAGAACATTTTGACAAATTAGGTAACCAAATTAAGGTTAATGATGTGGTTGCTGTATCACATCATAACAGCCTTATGATTGCCCGTGTCACAAAATTAAACACTAAGATGATCAAGGTGAAGGAGTTTAGAAAAACTACATATTCTTGGGATACGGGTGAACATAACAAATATGCGAATGAGACTGTAAAGCTACATGAAGCAGATGCAGTCATGTACATATTAAAATATACATGAAGACACGTGAAGAAATTATAACAGAAATGTGCTATACTTATCGTCATGATTACGGTCTTACCCGTAATCATGACGACCCATCCTGGGTAGCCGGTATGACGGATATAGAACGCAGGGGACTTTGGATGACTATGGCGCAAATATTCGATAATACTGTTGCACCATATATGGAGATGAAAAATGATATACCTGAATCTTAATCTTAGAAGCCCGTGGGGAGGTGACTTTAAAAATATTAAAGTTTGGCACGGTAAAACACCTATTTCCAATAAGTATTGGGAAGTTCAAATAATCAAAAATGACAATTGGCTTAGATTTGAGTTTGACTTCACCATACGACAAGACCACGCCGGCATAAACCTAGAACTAGGACTGTTCAAATACGAAATTCACTTTACGATTTATGATAATCGTCATTGGAACTATATAAATAACAGCTGGGAGAAATATGAAAAATCTAATCGCTAAACCAATTATCAAAGACCAATATTGGGTGGTCACTGATGGTGATCAAAAAGTAGGAAATGTAGTTGCCGAAGGATCAGGGTTATCACTAATAATGAATGGTAAATCCACTCATTTTTCAGATACTAATGACCTCAAGAAACAGACTAGAATCCAGTTTCAATCGTTAAAGACTAACAAGACAAAGATAGAACTGCCCTTCGCACATTACCCTACGACTAGTAAAGTCTATAATTCAGTCTTGGATATTAAACGCAAACTGCATTTGTTCACTAAGACTGCAAAAAGTAAATGCTACTATGCTGCAGGATGGTTTGTAATTAACCAAAATGGAGTAAATGAGAAAGTTTTTTGTCCCAAATACATCTTTATTCAACGTTATCCCTATCAAGGTCCGTTTAAAACAGAAACCGAAGCGGAAAACATGATAAATAATCTATGATACACATCAAGCGTTTTATTGATAGAGTTTCTATGATAGAGAACAAACAAGGTAAAGATTTTGTTATGCCCATTATTGAAGCCCGTGGGTTACGTGATGAGTTAGCCAAACTATTAGCAGATAAATACCAATTAAACCAAGACAAGAAACCAGATGAGGAGCCAGTCATCAAAGTAGAAATAAAGGGTGGAAGTTTTAAATGAGTCGAACACAGTCCAAAATTTTATTAGAACTTGTAGATAAAGTCACTTACAAATGTGATCAAATTGTAGAAGCCTCGGGTATTTGGGCTGTATTTTATGACGGTCAACCTATAAATTTAAAATCTTCACATTACCTAGATAACGAAGCCACTCCCAAATACAAAAAAACTAGCTTTAGCAATCCGGGTCATGCACGTAATCTGTGCAGAAAACTTAACACACAATTCAAGACTAATAAGTTTACAGTCGTGTTTATGAATTCTGGAAATGTTGTTTATCCAGATGAGCAATCTTAAATCAATCAAACAAAAAATTACAGAAACAGTTTTGGCTGAAATTCCTAAGTCACATAGAATATATCATGAATTACCCATTGAAGATGTTATATTTAAATGGTGGTTCACTGGTAGACAAGAAGGGCTACGATTGACAGATGAGGGTGTTGCTGCGTTTCAATTGGCTGATATTACTTTTTATGATTGTGAGTTTGTTCAAGACGGACAAAGCTATCATAGTTTTGTACTAGAACTTAATAAAAAAATTCAATGTCCATATTATTTGGGTGTTAACAAAAAAGCATCATCTAGAAAATTCTACATTAGAATTTATGACGGTAAAATTGCAATGATGTTAGGATTGTATGGTAATCTTCAAGAATACTTAAAATCTATAAAAAGTTAATACCAAACCCCTTCATTCCTCATTCGTTTGACAAATGAGAGGTAATTACTAATTATGCCATAGCAACGTAATTTAACTGTACTAAACAATGCACGATCTTGTATTTCTGGTAGAAATACAATACTTTGGTTATTCGTTGGAACAGTACCCGGTGTAATATATTGACCACCACTGGCTATTGTATAAGGAGGAGGGGGAGTCGATGCTAAAAACCAAAAATAGTTGGGATATAATTTAATTGGCTGAGATGATATCCAATTTTGCATATCAATATTTCTAGCATTTATCCAAAATTTAGGTCCCTTTAAATATTCAGGAGATACTTCAATAGTAGGTTGAGTAGAACCTAAATATAGTTTGTTATTGACACGCCAAACATCTACCATGCAGGCAAATCCTGCATTAAAAGCTTTTCCTATTTGATTTGGAGTATTAGCATCTTGAAAGTTATTACCATCAAAAATGCCTTGATATGAAATGTACAACATTATGTATTTAGTCTTAATTGGGTAAAGACTTATCAAAACACCAGGCTCTGAATTGTTAAATACTATACACAGAAACAATGCTGTGCTTAACTTAAAAAGGAAATTTTATGAAACTAGTATTAGCTCTTATCGCATCATTCGGTCTTGCTACTGCATTCGCAGCCGAACCTGCAAAGAAGGAAGACAAGAAGGCTGAAGCCAAACCAGCTGCTGCAACTGTTGCAAAGAAGGAAGAAATGAAACTTCCTGCTAAAAAGGACGACACCAAGAAAAGTGATGCGTCCAAACCCGCAGTAAAGGCTGAAGATAAAAAAGCTGAAGCTACTAAGAAGTAAATCAAAGTTAGATATTGATGACGATCTTAGTGATTATGTCAAGTTTAGAACTAGACAATTAGCACTGTGAAAATACAATGAGAAATGGGGCCCCATTTCTCATAAGTTTAAATTTATTGATAAATATATTGACAGAGAAAATCTGTTTTACACACACAAAGGAGATTATTATGACACCTCAATTTGAAATGCCAAAAATGCCAGATGTAAAATTTACTAAATCTGGGTATGAAATTCGTACTGAAATACTTAGCATGGCTAAGGATATAGTAATCAATGATTACCATACAAAGTGGCAAGGCTGGGAAGTTACTGCTGAGCGAGATTCCAAGACAGGACAAATCGTTACTAAGGTAGATATGCCAGCATTTCCAGGACTAGAACAAGTACTTGAAACTGCACAAAAGATGTATGATTTTGTCAATGCTGGAAATGTATCTAAGCCAAAAAAATAATTTGACAAAAATGTAGTTATCTACTACAATAGACATATTTTAACCATTGTTAGATATGTCTAAAAGTCAAAGACAAAATATAACCGCGGTGATCTTGATCGTCGCGGTCGTGTTTTGAGTATTGGTCAAAACAGCTATATCAAAACTCATCCTATTCAGGCTAAACATGCCGAAAAAGTGGGTGAACCCTACAAACAATTTCTTCATGCAGAAATTCATGCTATTGTTCGGTGTCCCGACATTAAAAAGGCACATCGTATTTTTGTTAGTAGGTTTGATCGTGATGGCAATCCTACACTAGCAGCACCTTGTCCTATCTGCATGAGTGCTATTCTTGCCACTGGCATTAAGATTATTGAACATACTTAAAAATCATGAAATTCTACAAAATCAGAAAAAAGAGTAATCCAAGTCTTTATCGTTTGGCTGGGACTCGTCCATCATGGAACAAGACAGGCAAGACCTGGGATACAATTGGCAAACTTCGTGCAATGATTACCAATGTAATTAATAGTAATTATTATAACGAAGATTTAGGTGATTGGGAAATTGTTGAATATAATGTAACCGAAGCAGATTCTAAACCTGTACATGAAGTCATAAGCCATAAAAATCTGTTGACGATGTTGACACGATAATTTGACACAAAATAGACATTGTGTTATACTGTATCTTACGCTGAGTAAAACAGTTCGATGAAGAAAATCATAGTCACGACTTGGGCTGACCATGGCATCGAGCCAGATTTTAATTCTGGACGATGGGTGCAGTTGGGTAGTCCTACACTGTTGAATTTCTTCCTTACTGGATTGCCAGGCGGTAAGTTCTATGTAACCAAAAACTTTCCCTATATTCAATATCGTCCTTCCAAGACTCCTTTTAAGAATCATAAATCCACGATGGTTGATAAAAATCAACTAGAATGGCCACGTGGTTTTGGTGTGGATGGTTTTGTCAAGGGACTTTTGGGACAGAGAAAAATTAAATAATTGGTTGACACAAAATAGCCACAGTGCGCAAGACGGAGTACGAAATGACCATTTTTCGACACAATAACGGTAAACTGTATACTTTGGAACTCGTAAGGCGACGTATGTATACTGAGGCACCGCAACTGGTTGCTACGCCTTATCGTCACAACGAACTTGTCAAACGTCCTGTGATGAAAGACTTTATTGCCGTAGCGACCCGGTGATTTGACATTAAATCGGGCTAGTGCTATACTGTATTTCTAGTGAGCAAGACGGAGTACGTAATGACGATTGAAACTGTTCTCTACGGCAAGCGGGCTATCGTTCGGAATGAGGAAGAACTCAAGCTGTTCAAGCGTAAGGAAATTTTGGTCGCTGCTGCAAGGACTCTGTATGCCTATCAACCTGGCAGTCCTGTGCTCCGTGATGTTATGGGCAAACTCAGTCGGCTCAATCGTAAGATTGAATCTAAGGGCTTTTATGTTCAGTATTTGGAATAAATCCAAATTTGACAAATAATCCCAAATCAGTTATACTGTATTTCTAAATTAGTGCTACAAGCATAACGCAACAAGGAGTTTGAAATGAAGAAGGTTTTTGTTTCTATCCGCTACAACGGCCGCAAGTACTCGTACCTGGTTGACGCCCGGTTCGTTGAAGGCCGGGCTGTGGTGTCCCAAACGGTCATCGACGGTCTGCTGGACAAGATCGGCGTGCGCCGCGGCGACACTTACTCGATCGGTTGACAGGGTCGGACAGCAAGGAGCAAGACAATGCGACTGGTGATCAAATATACTGCGGGCGACGGTTGTTCTTGGTCGTGTGAGGATGTGTTACCCGTTGAATACGAATCCGCAGAACAACTCTACGTGGACTTTGAGGCAGCAGCTCGGGCCGCGCGTGCGGCAAACGTATACGCATTTGTGGTAGCTAATCGTGAGTTTGACACTGACTACTTCTTCTATGGCGCTGGTACTTACAACCCACCCGAGATTCTTACCGTAGATGAATGGTTCCAACAGGCTTGACAGGATCTCCAAAAGATTCTACAATACTGACATAGCAACAAGGAGTTTGAAATGAAGGTAATTGATATCATCGTCGCCGGTGCCCTCATTCTGTTCGTCGTGTCGGCTCTGCTGAGTCTGCCCGTGATGCTGCTGTGGGACTGGCTCATGCCCACGATCTTCGGACTGAAAAAGATCACCTGGTTTCAAGCCTGGGGTCTGATGTTCCTCTGCGGTCTCCTGTTCAAGAGCCACACCACTGTGAATAAGAACTGAGAGGACAAAAATGATGACGATTCTCGGTGCGATCCCCTACGCGATGGTAGGCGGCATTCTCGCTACGATGGGTTATAATCTCACGGACTTGGAATGGCAAGTTTTTGCCATTTTCGGCTGTATGTGGCTCAGTGAGCTTATCGCGTGGGTCAAGCATTCTCGTTGAGGTATATCATGTATCGTAATAAGTTTCAAAAAGACTTTGATTTCACCTCTCGGGTTATCAAAATCATGTTCGGTGTCGTAACCACTTTTATTGCGATTATCTGGATTGCAGTGATCGCATTCTGGATCTTTGCAGGCACTATTGCCGTCAAGGCTGCTGATCAAATCGAACAGCGTGGTCTCAAGGATGTGATTGAACAAATCTGGTTCGGTCCTAATAACAAGTGAATGTGATTGCGTTAAGGAAATAAAATGTCTGAACGTAAAATGGCTACTGTTCGTCGCATTGACGAAATTCGTCCTATCAAGGATGCTGACGCTACTGAAGCCGCTGTAGTAGGGGGATGGGTCGTTGTTATGTAAAAACACCATTATGTATAAATACATAGAGGAGAAATCTCTATGTATAAATGGATAATTTACAAAACAACTTGTCTACAAAATAACAAAATCTATGTAGGGCAGCACAAAACTAAAAATATAAATGATGGCTACATGGGCTCAGGTAAACTAATTAGACGAGCATTTGAAAAATACGGAGTTGATAACTTCACTTGTGAAATATTATGTGAGTGTGATAGTAGAGAAGAAGCATGCCTTCGTGAGGAGTACTGGATCGATACTCTAAAATCCACTGACCCTGAAATTGGTTATAATATAACGAAATACGCATGGGGCGGTCAGCCTCACACCGAAGAAACTAGAAAAAAATTATCTGACTTGAACAGGGGAAAACCAAAGACGGAAGAGTTCAAGAAAAAACTTAGAAAGCCAAAATCATCAGAGGCAATAGAAAACATGAAAATTGCAGCCGATGCGGCAAAGAAAAAAAGAATAGGTAAAAAATGGTATCATAATCCAACTACCTTAGAATCTAAACAATTTAGTTCAACTGAAGAAATTCCCAGCGAGTGGCTTCGAGGAAGAGGAAACACTCAAAAAGTGGGCGGAGATAGAAAGAAAAAAATATACTCAGATGAAGGACTTAGAAACATACAACAGGCCGCAAAAAACGAAGACAGAAATAAAAAAATATCCGATTCGTTGTTGGGACATGAAGTAAGTACAGAAACTAGAAATAAAATAAGTAAGACACTATTGACAAATAATAAAAAATAGATTACAATACATCAACTGAACAAATATTTGGAATATTCTTATGTACAAGAACGGTGAACGCATGATGGCATGGATTGCCAAGATCAACGAAGTTGCTCCCATTCCTAACGCTTATTCAATTGAAGCATACCGTGTTGGAGGGTGGTGGGTCGTTGATAAAAAGGATGCTTACAAGATCAATGATCTTGTCGTATACGTATCCATTGATTCTTGGATTCCCCACGAAGTTGCTCCATTCCTCAGTAAGGGCCAAGAACCCCGTGAGTTTAATGGCGTCAAGGGCGAACGTCTTCGCACTGTAAAGCTGCGTGGCCAGGTCAGCCAGGGTCTGTTGCTACCATGCTACGTCTTATTCGACAAGATCGGCGAAATCAACGAAGGTGATGACGTTTCCGAAGCACTTGGCATCCAAAAGTGGGAGGCTCCTATTCCTGCCCAACTTGCTGGTGATGTAGAAGGCGTATTTCCTACTGTGATTCCCAAGACTGATCAGGAGCGTATCCAGAACCTCACTGAAGAACTCAAGACTTGGCAAAGTAACAGCGCGTTTACTTGGGAAGTCACGGAGAAGTTAGACGGCAGTTCTATGACTGTTTTCGTTCATGGTGATCGTGAAGGCGTATGTAGCCGCAACTGGGCTCTCAAGGAAACTGCTGGCAATACCCTGTGGACTGTCGCACGGCGCGAACGGTTGATTGAAAAGATTCGTCAGTCCGGACGTAATCTCGCTCTGCAGGGTGAGTTGATTGGCGAGGATATTCAAGGTAATGCCTACAACGTCAAGGGTCAAGATTTCCGCTTGTTTGACATCTACGACATTGATCGAGGTGAATATCTCGGTCCCCTTGAGCGTCGTGTTTTTGCTGAAACTCACGGTATCAAGCATGTTCCTGTGCTCGCTACTGAAATGGTGATTGAAGAATGGGTTACTGGACTGTTGACCATGGCAGATGGTGTTAGCACACTGAACCCTAAGACTAATCGTGAAGGTCTGGTGTTCAAGTGCAACACGTTTGGTGGTCCTAGTTTCAAGGCTATTTCCAACCGGTGGCTCATTAAGAACGATGGTTGAAGAATAATCAGACTAGAGTTAGAATTTAAACTCATTAATTTAAGGAGTAAATCATGCGTGAATTGGTGTTGCTAAAACTTCAAACGTTTATTCAAGATAGTGGTGGATTTGGAATTCCTCGCTTTTTTGATTGTGATGAGGATGAGTTCATTACTGATGCCAAGGAACTTGAGTCCATGTCTGATCAAGAACTCCTAGAAGTTTTTGAAAGTTGTGTGGGATTTAACGGATAAAACTATCGTAAACTAACTGGAGGTTTAACGTGATCAAGATGATTTTGGCGGCTATCGCAATGTCCACTGCGATTTCTGTATATGCAAAAGGTAGCTCACACGCTGGGAGCGAAAATCAATCACAATCAGGTGGTATTATTACACCATCGGTAGCAACCGGCGTGAAATCATTCCTCTTCTGGACTGTCAACGTAAACGGCGATACTGTAGTCTGCAATTATGATGACTACTATCAAGGTGAATGTGGGAAAAAAAATCTAAGCTGGATTCTGCTCAAGGACGCAGTTCCTAAAGGCAAAACCTACGTTGGGTTTCGAGTATCCAACCATCGAATTGAAGTGTATTGGAAGTAAATTATGAATGAAGATATTCAAGACTCTGGTAGTAGCAAAGCTAGGTCTCAATTGCAAAAAATTGATGATGAAATTGCTGCTTACAACCGCAAGGTTGCCAAAGAACGTTCAATTGATATTGATCGGCATTGGCGGGAAAATGCTGAGCGTCGTAAAAAATTGATGCTCAAGGCCCGCGAACTGTTCACACAAGATGAACTTGATGTTCTGGGTTTGTATTGAAGGAAATAATACAATGAATAAAGAATTCGGTTTTGCTATCTTTTATTGTTTCGCTACTATAGCGATAGCAATTTTCATCCATGGATTTGGTAGGGCAGGCGCCTTCTCTTCGGTTGTAGAAGATTGCCGAAAGTTAGGTGCATTCTATATAGGTGGTACAGTCTATGAATGCCAGGAAAAGAAAATTGACAAATAATATGGTATTTGTTATACTGTATTCATGTTGAACGCAACGGAGAGCAAGATGTTTGATATCTATGTCTATAACGCGGACAATGGTGAACTGGTCGGTGTTGATCCTGCTTATGCCGCAGACTCCTATAAGGCCGCTGCACAACGTTGGATCGACCGTGGTTGCACTGTAAAGGTCGTTGACACTTATGATGGTGTCGTGGTCTACACGCTGGGGTGACAGTATTTTCAGCCTGTGCTATACTGCATTCAAGTTAGAAAAAAGGAGCAAACGAGATGACTGGTTATACTCTTCAAATCTTCAAGGTGGTTGATGGAGTCAAGGAGCTGTTTGCTGAGGTCCGGTATCCTTATGCTTCTGGTACCGAGATGATGGACATCATCTACGGTGCTCGGCATTTCGGTATCGCTACCTATTTTGGACGTCTGGATCTTCCGAAAGATGTCACCTATGATCTTGACTTCGTGAGGTTGGTTGACAATAAATCCTAAATCTCATATAATGTCTACATAGACAGTTAGATAACAGAGAACGCAAGATGAACCAGCAAGAAATCAAAGGCGCAGTTCGTATCGGACAGGGCACCAAACTGCATCCTGCTATCAAGTCTACTCAATACGGTATGCTTATCTGCTGCCGTTGCCCTGGTACTCAACAAGGTGCCGCCTATCACAAGGCGCAGTTCTTCGCTGGCATGGCAAGCAACTGCCGAAACTAATCTAGGGCCTACACCTGACTTAGGGTGTAACCAAGATTTGACAAATATTCGATGTGGACATATAATGTCTACATAGACAGTTGAGACACGGAGCAAACGAAATGATCAACGAAGCAAAAGTCCTGAAAGTTGTCAAGTCTGTTACCGATACCAACGCTTACTTTTACAACGGTACCTTGTTTTTGGAAACTGTTAACAGCAAAATTGCTGTTCGTGTTTTCAATGCAATTTGTGAAAAGATCACGACCGCTGTTGCGTTTGGTAAGTACGATGAAAAAGTGACTACCTACGATTTTCTCGGTTGACAATAAATCCCAAATCGCATATAATGTCACTCTAGACAGTTAGATGACGGATCAAGAAATGGCTGACACTTCAATCTCTAAGTATCTGTATCGTGTTTACGAGGCTCAGGATACTACGGATTACTTCTCCTACGATGCAGCCAAGTGTTTGTTTGAGCATCAAGACCTGAGTTGGGCGCATGATTTTGCCTACAAGAAATGGCTGAAGGATAAGACCCGAGCCTTTACCGTCATCCAGCCTTACGACGGATCCTGCCGCGGTGGATATGGCTTCCCGGTAGAAGATGAGGAATAATAAAAATTTGACAATAAACCGGGCTAGTGTTATACTGTGTTTCTAGTGAACGAACAGAAGCAAAAATGACTCGTCAAGAAGAATTCAAGCAAAAGTTGTTTGCTTTGCTCCGTGAGCACAATGTGACCATGAGCGTAGAAGATGATCAGATTGACTTCTTTTCCCACACAGAGTGGGATGAGAATGGCAATGTTGTACGGGAAAGTATCAACTTTCAAACCCGCTGGGAAAACGGTGTGGAGTAAATCATGATGGAATATATTGTTTTTTGTTCTTTTCCTGTTTTGGTTATACTGATTCAGGATTGGTGTAATCGTCATCGTTTTGACTAACATTAAGGAACACAGTAATGAAGACCTATCAAGAAGTCATTGAACGTGCCGCCCGCAGGATCTACAGTTCTTATGCGGATGGCGGCAATGAATATTATAATGTAGTAGACTACGATGAAATAGCCTTCATTTTTGAGAAGACTGACCTCGTGGTCTACGAAGATTGTAAGAAAGTATTTCTGGAGAAAGTAGAAGAGGCCTATAACAGGTTCGCTCTTCAAAAGAAATAATCCCAAAATTGACAAATAATGTCAACGGTTTTATACTGTAGTTCTAGTGAGTAATACCGGTAGTCTGAAATGAACGGACAAATCTTTAGAATGAAGAATATATTGTTTAAGTTTGATTTGTCCAATGACGGCGTTTGGTGGACTCGATCTTATAAAAACGAACGAGTTGAACATTGGTTTAGAATTGGTAGAACTCATTTTGAAGATATGATTATTTACGAATTTATTTTGTGGAGACTATTGATTGTATGGGGTATTAAGAAATGAACGAACGAATCCGTGAAATTGCCCGGCGAGTTGTTGGTAAAAACAAAAATGATGTCGGTTCAATCAGTTTGTTTGATGAACAGATTGAACACTTCGCCGAATTGCTTATTTCAGCAGTGACGGCAGAAGTCAAAGATGAAGTACAATATCAGTGCGGATGGGCGAATGCCGAAATCGTTGAAAATCGTATTAAGCATGTGTTTGGAGTCTGAAATGAACGAACAAACAATTGAAGACCTGGCACGTAGTGCAGGTGCAACTAATGAACAAGGCGGTCGGGCCTCAGGTATATTTTGTTTTACAAAGCGTGAATTGAATAAATTTGCCGATTCTCTCATCAAGGCAACCTACAAGCGTGTAAAAAAAGAATCTAAGCAAGAGGTGCCCAAGAACATCAAAAACTTCTGGCCAGCACACTGTATGCTATTGATCTGGAATCCAGATTTGATGAACTTTTGGCCACCAGGCTCAAATCAACGTAGGTATCAGAGGTTAAATTATCGTGCCCGCGGCATTGTGCTGCACGATCGGGAGTTGAACCAATGAACCGTCGCAGTAAAGATCGTAATGGTTGGGTAAACTTCCCAGTAGATGATCCAAAGTGGAGTAGTACAAACGAAGGTGGAATGTTCGTCAAACTAGTGGTCTGCGATGATCGGGAATTTGATGACCAATTTGGTATCTGTTGCGGTGTTCATGTCCATGATCTATTGAGTGAACAACTGATCAATGACGATCAACGTCCATACCCAATATATCCAAAACTCGACCCAAATTCTGATACAGACATCTTAAAGAAGGTAGAAGAGGCAATTCAAAATGATAAACGTTGGGAAGAATATCACTACCCAAATGTAAATGATCCTGAAAAGCCCGAATACTATAGTCGTTCATATCTTTGCTCTATAGTGTTAGGCAGTACTGGGTGGAGTGGGCACAATGATGATATTGGATTGTGGCACTGTACCTATGATGACTTGACAGAAGATGGTAAGTCACTGTATAATACAATTCAAAGGCTGTATCCCGGTTGTACACTTCATCTACTAACATTTTTGGATACTTGAAAGGACAGTCATGAGTTACAAAGAATATACTGTTAGGGTCTATGAGGGCGGGACTAAAGCGTGGTACGTCAATGATGAACTTCATCGAGAAGATGGACCTGCCATCGAGGGTGCAATTGGAAACGAATGGCACATCAACGGCAAGCTTCATCGTGAAGATGGGCCTGCTATTGAATGGCATAATGGGTACAAAGAGTGGCACATCAATGGTCAAAAAATGACGGAACAAGAATTCCATAGTCGTAAAAAGTGGAATTCATATAGTGACATAACTGTTACGATTGATGGCGCCAAGTATAAACTCAAGGCTCTATAATGATTCATCTAGCACTCAACATCACAAATCCGTGGTCAAAACAAAATCTCAGTAGCGTAAAGTTTTGGCATGGCCCTACACCTTGGAAGAACAAGTTTTGGGAACTTGATCTGACACGATCTAGGACTATTGTTTCTGCCAATCTTGTTGTGAGTCATCGGCAGAGTCATTCAGGGTTTGAAGTTATGCTGGGACTATTTGGTTATGACCTAATGTTTACAATCTACGATCAACGACATTGGGATTACGATATCAATGATTGGGAAAAATCTGATGACAAAGAAAATCTTCTATGAAAAAGTTGGAAGAAAATATGTCCCTGTAAAAGAATACGATGATGAACTAGTCCATGCCCTGCCAAAAGGCAATCATCTAATCATGTGCTATCCAGGCGGACGTAGTACACGGTATAATATTGACCCAGATTATGCTGCATTGATTGCCGCTAGTCGTGTAGCACAGGATGTCATGGCACAAGCACTAGTAAAAGCAAGTGAAATGCGTCCCAAGAAAAAATCACTTACACCTGAACAAAAACAAGCCTGGGATAATTTGAAAGTGGCATTTGGTGACGATATGTATACTCTACACATTGACAGTGCCCACGATGTTGCTCAAGCGGGTCTGGATGCTTTACAAAAAACTGCTAAGGAGTTATACTCCACTAATCCCAGTGTTCAAGCAGCATTGGATCATTTGTATTTGCTAACTAAACTAACAAAGGATTGAACATGATTACTCTAAAAGAATGGATGGAAGTTGTTGATTACCGTATCACTGAAGGTGATCAATATTACAGTGAAGTTTTTGGCAATGATGCCAGTTGCTATTGTCTTAGTGCTTGGAATGGCGATCATGATGGTTATAGTTTCAACATTGTGTTTGACACTGATACACAAGTAATATACACTGTTGAAGCATGTGACTACAAGAATAATAGGGCATATCGTCTGATCAATCCAGATTTCGTTGACGCATACAAGAAGAATTCTGATGAACGTGATAACGTCGCATGGGATAGTGTAAACTTCATTGATCTTGACGTTGATGATGATTGGATTCAAAAGGCTCTTGCTATCAAAGAAGGAAAGCCTTATGATACTCGTGTATCAATTCCAATTGAACTAGACGATAGTGAAATGTTTAAGTTGATGACAATAGCACATGAACGTGACATTACGCTAAATCAATTAGTGGCAGAAATTCTTTGGGAACGAATCAACAATTCGGATCAGATCAAAAAGCATGATGAATCAAAACTTTGAAAAATTACTATCATCAGTACCAACTGATGTTAGCGGTAAGTGGGTCAGTGTAGAAAATGCTAGGAAACTGATATTGCTGACTATCGAACAATGTTGTGATTGTATTCGTGCGGTTGATGCAATGGATATCAAAGATCATTTTGGTATCAAAGATTAATAGGAAAGATTATCATGTCATCAATTGATACACTTGAACACGCACATGTAGCCAAATTTTTCGGATTGCCCATCTATTGGGTTCTAGAGGAAAAACCGCTAGATTATCTTACTGATTGGGATGAAGATACTGGTGAAGTAATCAATCAATACTACCTTAGTATTGGAGGAGGTAGCGGTGAACACCCTGCTCTAATCATCAACAATGATGCGGTGGTTTTCAATCTCACCCGCAAATTTATTGACATCGAGGATGTAGCTGCTGATTCTTACGATCATGAGCTAATTTCTTTTAGCGATAAGCTTTGGGATCTATGCTATAAGGGCGATAGCTATCTTCATTTTCATCTACGGAAATGGTGTATCAATCAAAACGGGTGGCCGCTAGAAACTTTTATTAGAGTGAATAAACAGTTTGATGATGATTCGGAAGTTTCACTAGTAGACAAAATTTGTCATGCTATTGCACTGTTTATCATCTATGAAATGCCACTTGAAGCATGTCTTAAAGATCAAAGAATTATTGAATTGGCAAAAATGATTCGGTCCAACCGTTGGGAAAAAGCCTTGCCCGGTGAAGTTGTAAAATACATGTCAGCAGTCAGTGGCTTGTTGGAATGTGAAAAAATGGGTAAGGTCATTCGTAACGGCCAAGCAGTTTGGGGTTATTCTTTGAACGATTGGCGTAAAGAGTTTCAGAAATCTTGACAATAAATCAGTCTAGTGCTATACTGCATTTCTAGTGGACAGTAAGGAAAAGATCATGATTCATTTTCTAAACATCACAATCCAAAACAAGAGCGGCAATGATTTTCGTGCTTTTCTTGCGTGGGCTGACAGTGAAACCATGAGTCTCTATGAGATTCGTGGTTACGGTGATACCCCGGGTAAGGCAGCAGATGATGCCTATACCAGATATATGGAAGATCGTGAATTTTTCTCAAATTATCAAGGTATTTGGGAGTAAATTATGAACGAAACTGATCGTGAGTTGCTACAGTTCGCCGCGAAGGCGGCTGGAATGGATTATCTGATTTGGGCTCCAGGAGCCGCACCGTGCGTGCCCAGAGAACACCGAATTGGTGACCGAATTTGCTGGCATCCCCTCACCGACGACGGCGATGCGCTGAGGCTGGCGGTGAAGTTGGGGCTCAAAGTCAATCTGTGCGTAACACAACAGGCAACGCAAGTTGGTGGGGTAGGCACATACGTTGAAATCAACTTTGACGCCGACCCCTACGCCGCTACCCGTCGAGCAATAGTGCGTGCTGCGGCCGAAATTGGAAGGAATATGAAATGAACGAACGAATTCGCCAGATTGCTGAACAAGTATATGGATCAGCAGCAACAGAACAAGAAATAAAATTCGCTGAGGCCATTGTGCGAGAATGTGCTAACTTTATTTCTAAACGAGCATCAATTGGCCAATCCCTATTAGGTGAATTATTAAAAGAACATTTCGAAGTTAAATAATGAGATTAATGTTAGGCACCAATAATGAACCATTACTTTTGATCAACATTCATCAAGAATATTCATCAACACATTTTGATTTTTGGGTAGTAAACGGTGCCTGGGAAGGAACGTTTTATAACGGGTACATTACTGTTCATCATCCCTATAATCCATGGTCTGATCTTGACAAGATGGAAATCCTGTGCGACAATCAAGATAGATTGCGGGGTAACTATCAAGATGTTTTTGAGCACTTTCACGATGTCAACTATGTTGCTCCAAAGGAAAAAGTTGTTCGGACAACCTGGGATGATGACGATATTCCATTTTAAAAGGGTAAAATGATGAACGAACGAATCAAAGAACTTGCTGTACAGGCTAAGTTTATGGCTGAGGAAGATATCAATCGACAGATATCATACAATACTGAACTCAAGGCATTTGCTGAAAAGTTCGCCAAGTTGATTGTGCGGGAATGTGCTCAGTTTGTTGAAGATAAATTTGATTTTATCGGTGATGAAATCATTGTAAAAGAAAAGATGCTAGCACATTTCGGAGTTGAAAATGACTGAACGAGAAGAAATCAGCATCTACTATGATGGGGTCAAAGAAGGACTTTGGAAGTATGCTTGGTGGAAGGATGGTGTTCAATACGTAGGTAACATGGGCACTACCCTTAAGGAAGCTATTGCTAAAGTTGATGAAGAAAAAAAGAAAATGCTTAAGGGAGCATTTGAATGATGGATCATCAATATCTATATGTACCGGATATGGCTTATGGAAAAGAGCGCAGGAAGTTCATCAAAGATTGGTTTACAGCACATCCAAACGGCATGTATGCTGTCAATTGCAAATATCGTCCTCAACTGAAAGATGATCCCGATTTGAAAAAACTAATCCGTATTGGTTTTTTGAAGATAGTAAGAGAACATACATATGCGAAACACGCACGAACTTATTTGGTGAAAGCATGAACGAACGAATTCATAAACTTGCGGAACAGGCTAACTTATATGCCCGTTCAGATAACTCTAGCATGATATTTGAGAATTTTCAGAAACGTTATACAGAAAAGCTCGTTGAGTTGGTCGTACAAGATTGTGTGGCAGAGATTGCTCTAATGGGTGTGACAAATTTTGAAAACGAAGACATTTCCTGGGCATGTGGTGTTATAATCGACGGCATCAAGAAAAAATTTGGAGATGAATAATGAACAAAGTTTTTGTTGTCTATTACGAGGTGTATTATCCATACGATACATGTAACTGCGAACGACTTAGGATTGAATGTGTTGTTGACTCTGTTGAAAAAGCCCGTGCTAAGATTGATGTTTTGAATAAACGAGTCGGCGTATCTTATGCTGATTATGAACTATTTGATGTAGAATGATGAACGATCCATATACCCACAAACCAGAACACATTATTCAAGTCTTCAATGACATTGACAGTGGGAAATATCCTAACGTTACGTTTAGCCATGCCAATGTGGCGATGATCCCTAAGGATGTTTACTATCAAATGTGTTATGAATTGGATGAACTACGCAAAGCCTCTCTGATGGCTTTGAAATCGTTAGAAGAGGGTTCTAACACCACAGAAGCGATTGCTGCCCTACGTTGGGCTCTTTACGAGGAGGATGAGAATGAAATTTAGTGAACTTAAACGACTAGTTGATCTATACTACCGTGACAGTCGTGATGATGACGAAGTAGTGATCAAAATTAAACTACCATACTCTACTGTTGGCGGATCACCATTCGTTAAAGTAAAAAACGTTTATCCGGGGTTTGACTGGGATCAAGGTAAATTCTTCGTTATTCCAGAAGAAGATGTTACGCCCAGTGATCGTGACTTCGCCAAGCAGATGCGGGAGATGCAGGAACGTGCTGGTTGGGCAGACTATGAGAATCGTAATCTCAAGGCTGAAATTAGACAATTGAAGAAGAAGTTGAAGGCAGAAGATGAACCAAAAAAACCAGAATGATGGATGGAAATTCCATGAGCCTCCTAAACCAAATTGGAAGATAAGTTTTCGTGAAATTCCAGATGCTTATGCCACGTATATTTGTATCTACGTTGAAAAACCACCCAATCGCTTTCAACGTTGGATGATTAAAAAAGTCTTGGGCATTCATTGGTCTCCTGTAGAATGAACTCACATAACAATCAAAACACTTGCCCGGAGTGCAATTACCGAATCTATAACCATCGATGCACTAATCCAGATGGATGCAACTACCGTGGCCCTGGGTGGACTACGGAACAACGTAAGAAGGCTTGGGCAATGCACGGCGAATGGGACAAGACTGTAGGAGCACAATATGACTACACAGGCAGAGATTGATAAGCAAATTAAGAAACTGTTGGATAAAGGATATTCACATTGTGCAATCGCTATGGACTGTGGAGGTCCGGTTGGTACAGCAGAATACTATAAAGTTCTCAATGAGTTAGATCCACATCGTACTATAGGTTGCCCACATTGTGGAGAACCTTGTTTCGGTACTGGTGATTGTAATTGTCGGGATTCATAAAAATGACTACACACATTAAAGTAAAATGGGAAACTGTATTTAATGCTGCGGTTGACAAGGAAACCGCACTTGAAAAAGAATTAGTTTCTGTTAAGGAAGAATATATCCAAAACATGATGTCTGAAACAACTGGCATTCTCTTATGGAAGCGAAAGTATACAAGGGAAGAGGCTGAAAGACACTATGAGAATGACTGGTGTATGCGGATGCAGAAGACTATTTTTAAGAAAAGGATAAAGAGAGCCAAAGCACTACAAAACATATCTTACCAAGCGAGCAAAGGTTACGTCGATAACATTGAATATGTTTATCTAAGCATTGATGACAATGAATTTTTGTTTGGAGATCGATCATGAACCAAAAAATTCGTGAACTTGCCGAACAGGCTGGATTCCAATCAATCGTGCGTGGTGATCATATCGTTTTTGATATCAGCACCAAAGAGAATCTGAAAGAGTTCGCCGAGTTGATTAAGCAGTCAATCTACGATAAGGTCAAAGAGGAACTGATTCCTGATGACATTATTGCTGAAGAACAGGTTCATCATCAGGAATACTTAAAAGGCTGTAACGCTGGTATTGTAGACGCACTGTGTCACATTAAGCAATTTGGAGTTGAAGAATGAACGAACGATACAATGGAAGATACGGTTGGGGATATCAACCCCGTCAGAAGTCCCAGAATGAACGATTATTACCACCACCAAGGAAACCATGAAGAACGAAAGAATTAAAGAACTTGCTGATCAGGCTGATATTCAAATAGAATTTGACGACTACGGAGAAGTTAGACTTTCAATGGCATACGGATCAGCCATTGAAAAGTTCGCCGAGTTAATTGTTCGGGAATGTAGCCGAGTTGCTAAACTTGAAGTTGGCACAAACAGGGTATGTGTTGCGATTGAAAACCATTTCGGAATCGAACCATGAACAAACATTTACGTAGGCTAGAAGATCAATGTTGGGAAGAAAGAATTGTTGATGGTGAACCAATTTGATATTTTGATACTGAACGATATGCTAAACTAATACTACTTGAGGTCACAGATATTCTTTCCACCTATCGTTTAAAGGTTGATTTTATTGATGGATTCGAATATAATTGTGTTCACCCTATTCAAGCAATAGAAAAACATTTCGGAGTAAAATGAAATGAAACCCTGCCCATTCTGCGGTCATGCTGTTGATCTAGATGATCCAGATACCCTATATCCAAATGGTATTGGCTGGAAGGTTAGACCTAACGGATTTCTTTCATATCATAACTACAGAGAAGTGCCAGAATCACAGTGGTGTTACAGCATTCATTGCGTAACAACATCGGGTGGATGTGGAGTTGAAATCAGTGGCAATAGTCGTCAAGAATGTATTGACAAGTGGAATAGAAGGGTATAATATGAACGAACGAATTAAAGCACTTGCGGAAGAATCTGGCATGACTCAGTATGTTGCCACAAATAACAAGTATCTGGAAAGATTTGCTGAGTTGATTCTACAAGACATTGACCGAATCGTTGATGAACTATACCATGCTATGCCATTAGAACAGGCCTCGGTGTTGCTGACCCTAGATGAAAATATCAAAGAACATTTTTACGGACTTAAAAAATGAACGAACGAATTAAACAACTTGCCAAACAGGCTGGATTCGGAGTTAGACAGAATGAGAGTGAAGTTTATACTTCCAAATTAGAACATTTGCCCATCACGGAAGATGTTGAAAAATTTGCCGAATTACTTGTAAAGGAATGTGTGGACATCATTCAGCGAGAATCTGAGAAAGCAATTCGTAATAATACTTATATGGGTGATGATGTTCCGGCATCAGTAACTCAATGGGCAATCAAAAAACATTTCGGAGTTGGCGAATGAATATATTACACAAATATAAAATCAAGGATTAAAATTATGGCAAATAATAGTTATATTGGTAATTACGAATACGAATCACCTTTAGGTAAAATTCTAGTAAAGAGTCGTGTCTATAAAAACGTAGACAAACAAAAAAAAGTATTAGGATACGAAGTTTTTCAATCTACCTATGTAAATGGTAAACTGTTAACTGAAATGGGTTTTTCAGGAGATCCCGAATGGATGGATTTAACTCAACATGATATAGATAATGCATTGCCCAGAAAAGCAAAAAATGTTTTGAAAATAATTTAAAGAATAACATGACACATTATACAAGGAATATTATTTGCTATGAGTAAAATTATCACTAGAGAACATATCATCGAACTATATCAAAAACACGAACTATGCCCGGAAGGTGGAGGTCGTGACAGTTGGGATGTTGCGGCAGATGTTATTAAAGAACTACTGCCACCGGAAGAATACAGTCAGTATGACTCAGCATTTCTATTTAACTCTAAAGAAATCTGGAACACAATTCAAGAGTATATTAATAGCACATGGGTTGGACGATGAACAAACAAATTTGTGAACTTGCCAAACAGGCTGGATTCGGAGTTAGACAAAACGAGAGTGAAGTTTATACTTCTAAACTAGAACATTTGCCCATTACTGAAAACGTTGAAAAGTTCGCCGAGTTAATCGTTTGGGAATGTATTACTGTTTTGGATGAAAATGATGGTGCAATTCACCACACCGAATTGCTGAAAGAACACTTCGGAGTAAAATGAAATGAAACCCTGTCCATTCTGCGGCCAGGCTGTTGATCTAGACGATCCAGATACCCTATATCCAAACGGCATCGGTTGGAAGGTCAGGACTAACGGATTTCTTTCATATCATAACTACCGAGAAGTGCCAAAAGAACAGTGGTGTTACAGTATTCATTGCGTAACAACATCGGGTGGATGTGGTGTTGAAATCAGTGGCAATAGTCGTCAAGAATGTATTGACAAGTGGAATAGAAGGGTATAATTTGGGGGCTAAATGGGCAAACCTAAATTGACTTATTATGCAAGTTTGAGTAGAATGATAACTCATTTATACAGGTAATAGCAAATGGAACTGAAAAAAATTATTGAAGTGTTTGGTTATAAAATTGCCGATGGGTCTGAATTTACTTGGCAGTGTTATGGTTCTAATGCACGTTATTTGGACTTCGAATCTGAATATGCACATGGATCTGTAATTTTTGACGCCAAGACGCAGGTTGTGTACGAGGCTGAAATCTCTGCGAAAGAAGATGGCGACGATAATTTGCCTGGTCCATATCGGTATTTTAACCCAGAATTTAAGTCTGCATACATTCTTGAATGCGGCGAAAGGGGTGTTAATCCAATTTCCGCCTGGGACGATGTTAAATGGATTGATCTTGAAGTAGCCGAAGACTTCTTTGAAAAGGCTAATGCAATCTTTAATAATTTACCCTTTGATCGTAGAATCCAAATTCCATTGGATCTTACTGATGATCTAATGTTGCATCTAGCCATGGAAGCACATAAACGAGATATCACACTCAACCAAATGGTAGAACTCATTTTGAAGGAGGCAATTCAATCTATTGAAACCAACAAAGAATTGTTTGGTGATGAGTCATGAAAACGTTAGTTGTAGGCGTCACGGTAATAATTGCCCTTGTTTCAACAATTGTGCAAGCACAACCGTATCAACGCCCCGGAGCACCTAGCTTAAATGGTAATCACTATCATTACCATACCCAACCAAGATATTATCATAGACATCGTGATTGGGTAGAGCCTGTCATTAATGGAATTGGAACAGTAATTATCGTAGAACAAATTCATCGTAGAAATCACCCTGATAGAATTATCATCGAAGAAGTGATAACTCCTGCATCCAAATGCTCTAGTTGGCGTGAATTTCAATTTAATGATGGTACCATTTATCGAGAACGAATTTGCCCATAATAATTTTTTAGAAGGTTGGTTATATGAAGGAAAACAATACGCAATTAGTACTAGTAGAAACTGTTTCTATGTTTCGTATGCGTTATGTAGTAGAAGTTCCAGTAGGCATTGATAGCCTTGGATTAGACAAATCTCTTTGGGCATTAGATACGGTGACTATGGAAGATGCTAAAGAATTTTCACAGAAACATTTAGGTGAAACAATTGTTAGTCATCGTACCGTTTCTAAGGAAGATGTTTTGAAAACCTTTGATGAAGACAACGATTATCTTAAAGATATTCCTGAAAATAAAAAAATTGAAAACTTTATTACCTCTTGGAAAGAACAAAATGAAAAATAATGAAATGGTCATCAGCACAAACTTTACTGATAAGGATTGGGACAAGTTTAGTAACTGGCTGAAGGGCATTTTAAAGGTAGAAGTTACTACGGTAACTTTTACTAAAAAGGATGGCACTGAACGTGTCATGAAATGCACACTGGATCCTAAATTGCTTCCCGAAGCCCCTATCACTGAAGGTAAGAAGCCACGCAAAGTCAATGAGGATGTGATCGCTGTTTATGATGTAGAGGCACAAGGCTGGCGCAGTTTTACAATCAAATCCATCAAAAGTGTAAACTTATCCATCGGTTGACATAAATACCATTTTCTACTATAATAAGAATAGTTGAGATTTGGTGTTTAAAATGCGTAAGCAAACATTATCATTCAAAGTTCCGCAAGTAAAGCATCGTAACCATTACGTGCTTTTTGCTGAAAACACACCCTTCAAACCGAAGCGTGTGGAGCGTAAAGACGGCTACAAGCGTAAGCCGAAATTCACTAACCGAGAGGCTGACTGGCAGTAATCATGAAGCGTGAGCAGGATACTTTTGACCGTAGTAAAAAGAAACGGCAAAAGGAGCGTAAGCGTAGTTGGTTTGACGATGATGGATTTAATCTTTCTAAGAAAGACCTACAGAATCAGTATAAGCGTAAGCAAAAATACCGCAAGCTGGATGATTGGGATACTTGACAATAAATCCGTTTGGGAATATAATGTGTTTCTAGACAGTTGAGACACGGAGCAAATATGACGCAACTCACTAAGACCGAACTGACGCTGCTGGCACGCAACCGTACTCATGGTCGGACGTATGTTGATGGTAAGCGTGAATATGATGCTGCCAAGAAGCTGGTTGCTCGTGGTCTGGTCAAGGAGTTCATCAACTTGAGTGGCATGTCCAAAGGTGAGTACTACATTCACCCGTTTACTCGTCGGCCCTGTATCTCCAAGACAATTTTTGTCTACGGTGGTGAGCTGGTGTTCTGATTTGACAACAAAGTCTAAATTTTAACTGAATTAAAGTGTAACGAAGACTGGAATTATTAACGTATCCGCACACAGAGTAAAACATGAACAACATGTCGCCAGAAAAGTTCGCCGAGTTGATTACTCAAGAGTGCCTGAGGGTTGCCAGTCAATCCTCATCTGACGAACTTTACAAGTATGCTAGGTCGCCAGTGAACAAATTTTCTCCGAGAACCAATTTCAAAGTAGAATTTGGTAAAATGATTCTTGGAGTTTTTGTTCTGTTGTTCGCTTGCATTGCCCTGTTTGATGGTCTTATGGTCCCTGCTATGTGGCAACTGACCAGCATTATTTGGTGCGTGTGGCGTTTCTTCAGACTTGACAAATAATCGTTTTGGTCATAGAATGTCTTTCTAGACAGTTGAGAAACACGGAGAAAGAAATGGCTAAGAAGCAAAAGTTCAAGGTTCTGGACGTTGTTGCTACCAAGTTTGGTACGGTGACCGTCGTTGCCGAGGTCAGTGACCGCGGAGATGTCAGCATTGCTCTTCCTGCTACTTCCAGACAAAAGGTGGCTTGGTATAAGCCCGAAGAACTGCACAGGATCGGCACTCTGGCTGAAATTGTTGCCCTTGCCGGCAAGACTCCTACCAAGGAAGACTTGAAGACCATTGTACCGGAAAAGTTCGAAGGTCTCCGTATTTACCCGCCTACTCATGATCTTGAACGAGTCCTGGACCTTTTTGCTGATCGTTAAACAGGAGTTAGAAATGTCTTCAATTCATGAAATTACCCGTAGCATCATGTTAGGTAATCTGACCAATGATGAACTAACCGCGGTTATCGATGCCGTCAAGTTTGCTAGGGCTAATCTTGCCAAGCAGGTCAAGTATACGTTGGTCAAGGGCAGTCGTGCAAAGTTCCGTAATACCCGTACCGGTCAGATTATGGTTGGTGAAATTATTGACGTAAAACGTAAGTTTATGCATGTCCGTGTTGGTATGACCAATTGGCGTGTACCTGCTAGTATGTTGGAGGCAGCTTGATTACAAGTCTGGTAGTTCTTTTTAGTCCCATTATCCTGATGGGGTTGGCTATTCTTCTCGCTAGAGAATTCTAATTCCAAAAAAAGGTTGACAATAAATGGATTTGACTCTATAATAGAGTCTTAGACAGTTAGATAACGGAGCAATAAATGGCTTACATGAATCAGGAACGCAAGGCAAAGATCGCAACCGCTCTCAAGCCCGTGCTTGCCAAGTTCGGTGTCAAGGGCAGTCTTTCAGTTCGCAATCATTCCACGATTGTCCTGAACATCAAGTCTGGTAAAATCGACTTCATTGAAAATTTCATCGAAGCCGATATCAGCAAGCCCTATGCCAAGAACATGTCGGCTGATCAGGTTGCGTACATTCGCAAGAATCGAAACCTGGATGTGAATCCCTACTGGTTTCATGAGCACTTTACTGGTGAGGCGAAAGAGTTTCTGACCCAAGCTTTCACTGCTATGAAGGCAGCTGGTTGGTACGACAATTCTGATGCACAGACCGATTATTTTGACACGGCATACTATGTCGATGTTAACATCGGCAAGTGGAACAAGCCCTACGTGCTGGAGAAGTGATGCTTGACAAAATTAAAAATTGGGTGTACACTCACGCCCATACGCTCTATACCATGAGTTGGGCTGTACTAATTCTTGTTAGTACTTTTTTGTTTTGGAGATCGTAAAATGAATACTTATTGGGCCCTAGTTCAAACTGTCCCTGGTGGATTTATACGTGTGACTGTACAAGCAGACAACCCGTATAATGCATACCAAATGCTTTTATCGATGTATGGTTCAAGGTTGCTTTCCGAATCGGCATCACTCGTAGTCTGAGTTTTGGTAACACCGGGTGTTGACATGTTCAGCAACCGGTGTTATCATAACATTAGTGCGATTCGCACACTTTCATTAACCTAGCTAACATGTAAAGGAAACATTATGGCTAATCAAACTTTCAAAGTTGTTGGTATTACTGTTCACGGCGATTCTACTAAGATTCGCTTTACTGATGATATGGTCCGCCGTATCAAACAATTCACAAAGGGCGGAGCTACCCGTTGTGACTTCATCGAGCTTCCCAGTGAGATGACCAAGCTTGAGGCACTCAAGTATATGGCAACACATGCCGATTTCCAATCTCCCGCTGATCAGGCTACGATTGCTGATTATATCTCTGACCGTGAGAAGGAAGTCACCAAAGGTACCGTCAAGGTCAAGGTATCTAAGGTTAAGGCTAAACCCAGCGTTGAGTCTATCAAGGCCCGTGCCAAGAAGGCTAAGAAGGCTACTGAAGAAGTGGTTACTGAAGAAGTGACTACTGAAGAAGATACGCAATCCGTTGTCGAATAACAAAAGCGGCTATTGCCGCCGCTACTCCAATGAGATATACTAAATTTGACACAATTAATAACAGGCGCTGTTTTGATCCCGCTAAAGCAGAGGACCTCAACGAACTGATCTTTTTTGTAAAGAACAAAAGGTGGAAAAGTGTCTGTCCGTTTTATTTAGAATATCCATGGGTAGACACTCCTACCATGTGTAAAGATAAATACATTGCATTTATGCTAGATAAGTAAATTTTTACAAAAGCAAAAGCCCTACATTGTAGGGCTTTTTTGTGGATTAAGCAAATGTACAACCGTTATTTCCGACTACAAACCATTTACTAGCGATATATTGAAGTATACAACTATCGCCGATAGTGTCAAATGTAATAGTGCCGGTGCCAGCTGATTTCCAACCTGCATTAGTGACAGTAATTACCATATCACCACCGTCTGCCACCATCATAAATGTTTTTATTTGTCCATTGGTGCCTGCTGCTAATGTGGCCGTCTCTGCACCTGAAGTACTGAAATAACTAGCTGTTAACGCTAAATTTGCGGCCGCGCTTGGGGCTAAATCTTCGCTTCCGTTTAGTATCAAGTCACCACTAGCAGTAATATTACCTGCCAAAGAAATAGAAGAAGGAAGGTCTACAGTAATGATTCCTGCTGACACTATAGGGCTACCTGAAACGGTAAGTGTAGAGCTGGACACTCCTACGCTTGTGACAGTTCCTGCACCTGCTGCCGTAGATATAGTGACGTTACCGTTGCTACCACTTAAGCTGATGCCGGTGCCTGCATTTAAACGTGTGACACCTGTGTTCAGTACTGTAATATTACCATTTGTTGTTATAGGACTTCCGGTAACTTGGATACCAAATCCAGGGGTGATGCCTATACTTGTAACTGTACCAGTACTTGCTCCATTGGATACTGAGGTCAATCTTCCATATGTATCTACTGTAAGTGTGGGATATGTATAGGTTCCTGGTGTTACACCAGTAGCAGCTAAATCTAATGTGATGTTACCTGCACTTACAATTGGAGAACCTGAAACTGTTATCCTCGATACACTTCCCGTTAGTACACCTACACTGGTTACCGTACCGCCGCCTCCTCCACCCCCGCCGGTAGAAGAAATAGTTATATTACCCGTGTTTCCAGATAAAGTAATACCAGTACCTGCTTGAAGATATGTCACACCGTTGTTAGTGATATCTACTGTTCCTAACGTAGAATTAGCAGATACAGAAATTCCAGTATTACCGGTAAAGGTATTAAACGGGCTAGCATTTGCAAATAATGTTGCAAAGTTAGTTTTTGTTTTGTTGAATGCAGTATAAAGCGAATCGCTGCCTGTCGATTCGTTTTGCAAGCCAATATTAATTACTTGTAAGCCGGAAATTGCCATTTTTAATCCTTATTGTGTATTTATCTTACACGCTAAAGGAACTACCACACCCACAAGTACTTGAAGCTTGTGGGTTGGTGATAGAAAATCTTGATCCTTCCAAGTCGTCTTTGTAGTCTACTAATGCATCCTGTAAATATTGGAAGCTCATGCTGTCAACCAGGACACTTGTGGCGCCTGCAGGAATTTCTAAATCGTCTTCGTTTTGCTCATCATCTATAGTGAATCCATAGCTGAATCCTGCACATCCCCCTCCTTGGACAAACATGCGTAATCTTGATTTAGAACTGTTTTCTTCAGCTAGAACTTCTGCTATTTTAGCTTGCGCTGCTTCTGTTATTTTCATTCATTAATCTCCCGTGGAGTATGTCCTACGACTTCTGCATTCCAAAAAGCATCAAAATTTCTAATTTCTGGATTTGGCTGTATAGTTATGTTTAGCCCTCGAGCCAGTAAAATTTCATCTTCTCCGGGGTGCTCACTATATTTTTTAAGACTTAATCCGGATGTGCCCGCTGGTACTTTTAGAACTAACATATTGTTCTTACGTACTAGATTTAGTAGATTTTTATATACTGGTTTATTTAGAAGTGAGTTGAGTAATGCGCCGTCTACCTGAATAAACTCTTTTGCAATATATTGATCAGTACTAGTGCTTATATAAGAAGGAAAATGCACAGTAACCGGCTGATCAAAAGGAACTTTATATTTCAGCCAAATACGCAACGGACTTTCCTGTAGTCCATGATAAACAGTTATGTCTCGTTTTATGTAGTGATTATACATAATGTCGTCTAGCATTAATGCTTCATCTCTATTATACGAGAAGTTATTTAGTTCATGTGCATTAAATTTTTTATTATGATATATCTTATGCAGTAGATTGCTTATATTACCTGCATAATCAGTATATTTTTTTATAGTGGGTACATATAGGTCATACCGTGGATCATCCTTATCAATATCTAATTTATTCAAATTATGTGGATTGATCACTTCTGTTATTTTCATTCAGTAATCTCCTGAGGATTATGTCCCACAACCTTTGCACGCCAATACAAAAAATCTCCCGCCAATTCTGGATCTGGATAAATTTTGATATCTAAACCTCTTGCTAGTAAAATTTCACTTTCGCCTTCCTAATTACTAAATTGTTTAATGCTAACTCCAGGAGTTCCAGCTGGCACTTCAATTATTAAAACATTACGTCTTCCGATATACTTTTTATTTGGTTGTTTGAAGAAATCGTTACTGGTAAATATATGTGCTATACTTTTAGCATAAGATGTACTTATAAAACCTGGAAAATGAACTGTGACTGGCTTATTTAATGGAACATTATATTTTACCCATATTCGTGATGGAGTTTCATTTAATCCATGATAAAGAGTAATATTTTGTTTTATTCGATGATTGAACATGATGTCATCCAACATTTGTACAAATTCTTTAGTTTTCTCGCTACGTCTGTTAAGTATTTTTGGATTTCTATATAATCGATGAAGAAAGTTAGATAAAGCCCGACTACTGTTACTATATTTTTGTATGGCAGGAACATATAATGGATATCTTAGATCATCAGGTTTAATGTCTAATTTATTCAGTTCATGCGGGTCGGTTACTTCTTTTATTAACATATATCTATTTATTATATTTCTTCATTAACTCACTACTAGCGGAGTCTGCAAGTAATAGTTTCAATCCAGGATGTATTGGTTTAGGCCACTTTCCATACACTGTCCATATATAACCTTGTGTTTCCCAATCTAGAACAGGTTTAAATTCTGTTTCAACTAATGCTAAAAAATTGTAATAGATGAATCCACTAGGGTGTTTGAATATATACATAGGTAACAACTTCATTTTACCATTATATCCAGCTTCTTCACGTACTTCACGTTTAGCAGCATTTTCAGGTGTTTCACTGCCATCTATAGCGCCGCCCCAGGTTCCCCATGTACCGGGTTGTTCAACGTATTGACTACGATGAGCAATACAGATTCTGCCAGTATCTATAGCTTGAAATAGACAACCAGCACCACGTTTACCCCAGAACCCAGTTTTCTGTAGTGCTGCATGATGTTCACTATCGTTCTCGTAAAGTTCTTTAATTCGCATGTGTTGTGTCCTTTAACTAGTATAAATTGGATCAGACAATACTATATTACCATCACTACCTAACATCCAGTTTTCACTATGTAAATCAATTCTTGCATTTCCCAATTTATTCGCTAATAAACTAAGATCGTAAATGGTGTCCCATAATTTATTGAAGCCATCTTCTCCCAAATGAATCATAAGTTGTTGAAAATTACTGTCATGTATTTTATTTTTTATAAAAATGTCTTTGTCCTCTGCACTATTGGTGTCTTTGGCAAAATCTGAAAGTTCCTCTAAAATAATCAACCATCCCCAATATGGGAAATTAAATAAACGTTCCATCTTAATTTCTAGATACAATCTACCTTCATATTCAAATGTTGTATAACCACCGAAGTTAGGTAAAAATTCATTATCAGGATGTTGTCTACAATAATCATAGAAGGCAATGAATGTTTTTTGTTTTGGGGTAAATTCTAGTGTACGATTATTCGAACTGCCAAATACCTTTACGACCCAACCATTTGGAGAAAGATAAGCACGTTGATCATAGCCAGAACCTAATAATTTGTATCCTTTTCCTTTTGGATATCTTTTATCCACCATGCTTATGTCCATATAGGCAGGTGCTTCTGTGATTAGTTCAGTTATTTTCATCCTATATACCTCGCCATCAATCCAGTCTGTCTCCCGCCGTATACAGTGACTGGACTACGTTTTCCCAATATTTCCAATTGTGCTTTTGTGGGTAATCTACTAACTGCGAATTCAAAAAACATTAAAACATCTGAGCCAGTTACACTTTCTCCGAAATATGCTCCACCTTGATCTTCGATAAATTTAATAAATTCAGCGTCGTTGTACTTGTTCATCACTGATTTAGGTTCATTGATATAAAAACTTACCCAACCAGTAACTTCAATATTAGGTTTTTTACTTAAATTAGCCCACATGGCTTGTCCGCCGGGGGTTTGATCACTGCCTGAAAATAGTATGAACTTTTCTGGACCTTTTAACAGAAGATCGTATAGTGCGCTACCAATACCTTCTCGACGATAAAAACTATTTACTGAAATTACACCTACTTGTAACACTCGTTTATCATATATATTGTCGATAGTAGTATCTAAATATGCATTTAAATATCCAACTATTGACCAGGGTGGTTCAACATTAGGATTTTTCATGTTTGGTGGATTAGCCACAGCAATCATAAATTCAATTCTAAATTGCTCTGGAAATATCAAGTAAAAAAATCCCTCTTTGCCGGGTAGTGGTTTGAAGTTTGGATTTTTACCATGCTTTTTATTTGCATCTTGTAAGGATTCTACGCCACTATAGCCATGGCTAGCAATTTTATATATTTCGTTTATTCTCATCCTACATACCTCGCAATCAAACCAATCATTGTATCATTTGGTTCATTGTATATTTTTATTCTGGAATTTTTGATTAGATTTTTAACTTCATTATTGTCTACCGTTATTGGAAATTCATAGTAAACAAAATGGTTATTTTCTCCTAGATAAGCACCTCCAACACGACCGAATAGATCATTTATCAAGTTTATGTCTGAATAG